ATGCTCACCGATACCAAAATTAAGAGCCTTAAACCAAGGGATAAAGCATATCGCATTGCTGACCATAATGGGCTTTGTATTGAAATTAGACCCACAGGTACAAAACTGTGGCGTTATCGATATCGATTTGAAAACAAGGCCTCAATGTTAAGTTTAGGGGAATACCCACGGGTAAGTCTAGCAGAGGCAAGAAAGAATCGTGATGATGCGAAGGCTCTACTCAGTGAAGGTAAAAATCCTGCTATAGCCCGTAGAGAAGAAAAAGTCGTACAAAGTGTAAAAAACGCAAATACGTTTAAAGTCGTTGCTGAGGAATATATTGCCGAGGTTTTAAAAAACAGGTCGGAAACGTATGTTGGAAAAGTAAAATGGTCACTTGAAACGGATATATTCCCGGTAATTGGAGCAAAGAGTGTTGCTGACGTAACTGCTGCCGAAGTCTTGTATATCGCAAAATCTACGATCACTCGCGTTCGGACAACAGGCGCTAGAGGTACGGGGGAAGTTACCGCAGCAAATAATATTAAAATTATTGGTGCTGTGATGCGATATGCAATCGCCACTTTAAGAGCAGAAAATGATCCAACTTATGCCGTGCGTGGTGCTATCAGTCGCCCGGACGTTGAACACGCCCAACCCCTATCAAAAGAGCAGCAAGTACAATTTAGAAAGGGTATTGAGAATTATCACGGCACAGCAACAGTTAAGAATGCCCTACTCACTTTAGCTTATACAATGCTACGCTCAATCGAGATCAGACGTATGAAATGGGAGTATGTCGATTTTGAAGAAAGAATTATTACCTTTCCTATTTCAACACGAAGCAACTCCCAGGAAAGAACCATGAAAAAGAATAGGATCCATCTGGTTCCTATGTCTGACCAGCTGTTCAGTGTACTCAAGTCTCAATATACTGAAACAGGCAACAAAGAGTATGTATTCTCAAGTGCATACAGTAGCGCTACCACAATCGGAAGTGCTACATTGAATAGTGCTCTAAAGAAAATAGGGCTTAAAAACTCGACATCACACGACTTTCGGGCAACCGCAAGTACTATCTTAAATGAGCTTGATTTCGATGACGATTGGATTGAAAAGCAACTTGCTCATGCCGAACAGAACAAAGTAAGAGCATCATACAATCACGCTAAATACATTAGTCAGCGCCGGAAAATGCTACAAGACTGGGCTGATATAGTTGATAAATGGGGGCAATAAAATGCAGACTAAAAAATTCGATCCAAATAATTTACCAAAAGCTTTAACAGATGAGCAATTAACTCAGAAGTTGATCCCTACCCGCTTTATTCCAGAAAAACCTGAAGAACTTAAGGGTAAGAATGTAGTCTACGTTTTTGATAGTTCTGATTCATTCAATCTGACTTATGATGAGTTGGTAGAAATTGTAAGTAAAGCACGAAAATCTGGACCGAGAATGGTACCAGTTTTAGGAACAGTAAATTAATCACAAGGAGAATATGGGTATGGAAGAGTATAAAGTCTCTTTTTATTTAGATAATGAAACGCTAGATTTAGAGTGCGAAGGAATATTTGGAGCCACCAATAAAAGTGAAGCAATTGATAGGGCTGCTAAAGAGCTAAATCCTACAGACAAAGGTTTTCATACTATAATGATATGGGGAAGACCAGACTAAACCATTATACTCTTAAACTAGATCTTTCAAATTAAGAGCTTTAAATTTGAAGAGTAATTTTATGGTTTTGAATGGGGTGTTGAGTTGATAAAAAGAGAAGTAATTGTCGTACTAATGAGTACGGCTACAGGTATTGGAATTATCACAATACTTTCATTTTTTATTGTATGGATTGGTTTTCCTGCCAATAATCCACAAGATTCATTCAAAGATGCTTTGAGCTTTGCTGGCGGTCTTTTTGGGGGCTTGGCAACATTTGGTGCGGCAATTATTGCGGCTTATCTTTTTAACCATTGGAAAGATATTGAGCGTTTTAATAGAGAAAGATTTTTTCATGACGAAATCATGTCAACAATTCATTTGGCCAAAAATAATTTATTTCAATTAGTATTCCTTCATGAAAGCTTGATAAATATTGATAAACAAATAAACTCCAATAAAAATTATAATAAAATAGTGAAATCTTTAATTCCGGAAAATTCAATCTTTGACATAAATGAAGATTTAATAAACCAGAAAAAAATTATAGAAAATAAAATACTCGAACTCGTTAATTCGACTATTAAGAAAACCTATATGTTGAGTATGAATTTGAGTTGGGATTATGTTGAAATACATAAAGCCAACAATTCTCAAATAATTAAAGCAAAAAAAATGCTTCATTCCCTTGATATTTTTTGGCACAAGCTAAAGATAGCTCGTGATTTAACTCCTGAATTGCTAGAGGAATTAAAAGAGGTTGCTTTAAACGCAGATCTGGAGTTGTATCGTAAATTATGTGAAGATAATCCTGTGTACAAGAGCTTAAGGCCGGAACTTAGTAAATTATTATAATTATCCGTTCACAATCATGATAATCGAATGAGCTGTGCAGCCCTCATTTGAGGACTTTTTCTTACGGCCATGCTTCACTTAATCGCTCAACATCAATTGCGTGTCCATCTGCTTTTTCTGCCATGCTTCGATATTCTGCTGTGCAAGCTTCAAGTAATTCTGAGTTGGTAACGGTGTACTCAATAATGGTTTCTTTGGAAGCTGTGGACAAACGTTTGTTGGCTTCACTGAGTTGCTTTGACAGCCCACTAGCAGCCAGATCAGCACTACGAGCGGCAGCATTCGCATCTTGTATTTTTTTAATCGCATTCTGTTCGACCTCTATTATTTTTGCTGACCATGTTTGCATGATGGTGACTTTTTCTTGTTGGGCCAGATCAATCGCATCTTCATAAGGTTTAATTGCTTTTGCAATATCGGCTTCACGCTGTGACTCACTACGCTCAAGTGCAAAGTGCTTCCATACACCAAAGGTAACTGCCAGTGCAAGCAAGGCCAGTAGTACCACAATCACAGCCTTGTAGAATTGGGCTAAAAAGGCATCTAGTACCATTTAAATCACCACTCGATTCGAGATCCATCCAAAGAAAAACTGCTCCTGGCTTGGGTTGCGTTCACAAATTTCAATGTAACGATTGCCCTGTAGAATATTTAAGACTTTCAATAAGGTCTTTTCGCCTTCCTTGCCACGCTTGGCCAAGAATATTTTTAATGCACCTAAGGTAGCCGGACCATATACACCATCTGGAACCAAGTCAGGCCAACCGCCTTTACCCTGGTTGTTCAATAGGTTTAAGGCGCGCTGCAAGGTAGGCTTGGCAAAACCAACACCGCAGTTCACGCCTGTATCAAGCAATTCTTCTGCAACCAGTGGACTAAGTGCATTCACCTGGTTAAAACGCGGTACTGTCCAATATTGTTTACGGTAAATATCTCGCGCAAGTGATTCAGGTAGATCCTTCATGTGGCCCTTATAACCGTTTTGACGCGCTACAGCTTCGGTAATACCGTACTTTGTTGCTCCGCCTCGATCCGCTGGATTATTTACATAACCACCTTCACGGCGGATGAGTTCATTTAAAAATTGCTCAATATTCATTTCTTTCCATTCCCCCAAATCGCTAAAAATGCCGCTTTAATTTCATGCAGCACTTCGGACATAGGTTTCCCCTGCAATAACGCAACGGACTGATAAACGATGCCGATCCCAAGCAAGCCAAATACTGCAAAGAACAGCATGATTGCGCCTTGGTACATCGTAGATACGTGGAGTAAGTTGAAATATTCAATGAAAGCCGAACCACCATACAAACTGACAGTTACACTGGCCATAAACTTGACGATGACATTCAGTGAGACTTCTATCTTTCCGTCTTTATCAATGTCACCACTTAGGACCAGTGCCAAGATTGCACCAACAACTGCGGGTACGATCTTGATGATCCAGGGGATGGTGTTCTCTTGCATAACGCTCTCAATACAAATTCTGATCTATTGATGCATCATTGACTTTTTACAGATAGTTACGCGAACCCTACACAGGAGCATTTAGCCTAAAAAACACACAGCAAGACGTAAAAGCCAGAAGCATCTTTATGAATACGGAATCATTTGGAGTAAGGCGGTGAGCACAGTTTTAAAAATTGAAGATCGACCTCTATTCATCGAAGTTGAGTTGAATGGAAGAATCCAGTTGGGTGTGAATGCGCGTGATTTATACAAGATGCTGGAAGTAAAGGCTGAGTTTTCTCATTGGATTAAACGACGAATTGCACAGTGTAAATTTGAAGAAAATTTTGATTATCAGGTTTACGTCAAAAAAGACGATAACCTAAAAGGTGGACGACCAACCACTGAATACATCATCTCGGTAGATATGACCAAACACCTCGGAATGATGGAACGAAATGAAAAAGGCCATGAGATTCGAAAATATTTTATTGAGCAAGAGCAACTAGCACGTCAGCTTAAAGATGGGTTACAGGCACAAATTGCAAAAATTTCCGTGCAAGTAGAAATTATTACCCAATCACTATCAGAGGCGGGTCGATTCTTATCAGTGAATGGGAAACAGACTAAACCGGCGCTCATAAAAGAATTAGACGATCTCATTGAACAAGTACAACCAAGTCTAGATTTTAAGCATAATGATAATGAAGAAATTTAAATTAGACTGGAGTGAACGTGTAGAAAGTGCAAAAGAAATTTCCCAAGCGTTGGTAGAGGCATTATATATAAAATATTTCCCCCCAAAGACTGCCTGATAACTTAATTAAACTAAAACCACTCCGGAGAGTGGTTTTTTAATGTTTGAAAAAACAACAATATATTGTATAAATTGAATATATAAATAATATTATGAGGTTGCCATGCCTGAGTGGTTAGATTTTAGAATAACTAAAATAGATTGTGCTTTTAGAGAGTTTCCTAAACTGAAGTACTTATCCTTGCTTTATGCTGCACTGGTAATTTTATTAGCGATTTTCTATATGCCTATTTTAAAATTGGCACATAGCTTTAACTATTTCGGTAGCTATCCATTGCAAAATCTGATTGCAGAAAATATAGGTTGGTTATTTTGGGGGCAACTTGTCCTCCCAGTGGTACTTGCTGTATTTTTTTATTGGGACGTCTCAGGTCGCCATGATGAAATGTATTTGAAGAAATATAGACAGTTGCCAAAATGGGTTAGATAAAACCAAACCTCCCCACCTTTGTAACAACCAATAATTCTTTTGTAACATTTATGTTATTAATTGTTTGCTTTACTTATCATATGCATATGAATGATGAAAAGTGAAGCGCCGAAAATGCTAACAAAAACAGAAATCGCCGTTGTCGTTCTAATGATAGTAGCCTTAATTCTCATCATTTATGAGATAGGACAAGGTGGTAGTTGGACTTTATAGAATTTAGACTTTATCAAAGTTAAAAGAAAAAGCCCGCTAAGGGGCTTTTCTTTTACTCATCAAACGCAAAACGCCCTATATCTGCATCCTCACGTTTCTTGTTCGGCAGATAAATACCATGTTCTGCTTGCTTCACACGTTTTTCACGCTGACGTAGACTTTGCATGGCCTGGACTCTACTGATCCGCCGTGAAGGATTCTTCTGGTTGAATGCCTGAATCTCTGCCCAGATTTCTTTTTGGCCATCCATATCATCACGCTGAACCGCACGAACATAATCATTCATTAATTCTGTACGACGCTTATCTAGGCGCTTGGTATGAGAGTAAATTGCACTACGCCCTTCGGTGGCCAAACGCACTTCACTTGGACTAAAACCAACTGCCTGCGCTGCAAGGCTGAACATACCCACGTCATCCTTAATCATGACTCCGGTTTTATCCTGAGCACCTTCAGTCGCATATCGAATAGATCGCAATGGAGAGCGCAAGAATACCGGTGACATGGTTTCCACCCCTCGCATGCCGTGTCCTTGCCCTATTTCAGCCAGGCCTTTAAAGGTATTGGTGAGAATCCCTACCACTGGGCCTAATGCACTCATCACCATGGCATCACTAAAGTCTTTACCTTCCAGGCCATCCTGTACATCTGGTAATAACAAATTATTAATACCGACACGGCCAGACAAGTCAGCTGGTCCAAATCGTGAAGCACCTTTCATAAGAACTTCTGAAGTCTTGGTACCCAGTGCATCGGCAAGAGCATTACGCAAAGCAGCTTCTGCATCCCATGGTTCATCGTCATCACTTCCGAGCATTGAAGCCATGGCCAGAATCGGCCCAACCAACGGCAAGCCCATTACCCCGGCAAATACAGTATGCATTCCAATAATACCGGCCAATGCACGCTGTGCCTCACGACGTGCTTCAGGCGTTTCACCCTTAAGCGACTGGTGAGCAGTACGTGCCAAGGTATAAATCATGTTCTGGCCAAACTGTTTGAACAGTAAAATGACCTTGGCAATATTACCTTGCATGATTCGTGGCCGGTTCCCTGAAGAGTAGTCGAAGTGACCCTTGTAAGTGGAATCCATTGCCTGCTCAAAAGCCTGATCGTGCATTGAGCCACTATCACGTGCTAACCGGTACGCTGCAATAAAGGTCACTTCACGGTTAAAACGTTCAGCATTATGGAATAAAGTACTTGCGACCCGCATAATCGGACGTAGTTTCCACATCACACCACTATCTTCACCTTGGGCAATACCAGCCAGGTCATGTGCCATGGTCACATCGATCACACCACGACGCACAGCTTCTTCATAAGCCTTAAGCTCATCGCCTTTTAGAATCTTGGCAATATCATTTTCCCAGTTCTTTGGATTGATCCCTTTGATCGATACACCTTTACGGAAATCATTTGATGCCTGGGCCAGCGCTGCCCCTGCTTTATCATAGCCCCACTTGGCACCCATCTGAGGATAGGCCACCAATACTGTTTGCAAGGTGTTTACTGCTGCCGATGCCGGTGATAGACCCAAGTAATACAGGAAACCTAAACTGGTTAAAGCTGTAGACAATGGATGTGAATTTGCTTCCATCATATTCTTGTGACGCTTATTCATCTCATCGATGACTTGCTGTGCTACCGGCTGCTCATAATCATCATCAATTTTGGCCTGCTCTGAAGCATGCTTTTGCATCCCATCCAGCATTTCTTCAAGTTGATCTTTATAACGCAGCTTGGCCAGATAACTACCACCATGGAACATATTCTGGGCAAAGGCACGACGAGCATCCTGGCTAAAACCTGCAGTACCTTTACGGTGTACACTGTGTTTGGCATAGCTGAGGTCTGGCAATGATTTTAAATACAACTGCCCTAAAATATCTTCTAACTCTGCCTGACGCTGTGCATTCAAACCAAAACTGCCCAACTCATTGAACAGGTTGGTCATAAAGCCACGGCCTACTCCATCACGCGCAGCATCATATTCCTTATCCAGCATTGGCTTATGCACTTTAGCATTCGGATAATCACCCTGCAGGATCTCACGCAGTTTATGTGCTTCAGATAAGGTTTCAGCACGACTGACACTGATCACCTGGTCTTTTGCATCACGCACCAGTACCACATATTTACCAAAACGCTGTAACGGGAAATACACGCCCTGCGTATAACCAAAGAAATTGGCATCCATCTGCTGCAGTAATTCGGTCTTTTTCTGATTACTCATACTTGAGCGCAGAATACGATCCTGAATTGCCTGACGCACATCACGGTGATGCTTTTTATAGGCATCACGTGCTTCTCGATAAACCTTTTTTGCGTCATCAGATAATGCATCAAACTGTTTTTTCAGCTTGGCATATTCTGCAACATTGTCACCTGGCTGATATGGCTTGGCTGGATCGATCTTGGCTAAGGTTGCATCATGCATCACATTGGCCAACTCTTTTTCATCTTTCAAGTCAGCCCAGCGACGTGCCAGTTCATCTGAAAGTGCAGCCACTTCGTTCTGATCAGCATCCATCATTGCCACCATATCGTTATACGGTTTCAGCTGCGGCAGTAACTTTTGGTACAACTCTGTCAACTGACGACGGCCCAGTGCACCTAATACATACTGCAATGCATGTGTGGCTTTATACCCTGCTTCGGTTTTAAGTTTATTACGGCCCTGCTTATTCATATTGCCGACTAGATTCTGAATAATCTGTTGAGCATTGGCCTGCCGGCTAAATCGAATATCGGTATCCTGGCTGCTAAAGAGTCCAGTATTTCCAACGGCTGATTTGACCTGTTCGGGGTTAAATGCGACTAGATAATCCATATCGTTGAACTGGTGCCGAATCCCGTTAAAACCGTCCTGCATAGCGCCAACAATCTGCTCACGTGTGGTCTTGGAATTGCTATCAAACATCTCTGGGATATTGGCAAACAGTGGCATCACTGTCCCTTCACTGTTTTGAGAACGACTGCCAGCATAATTTTGCGCTTCTTCATAACGATCGGTTAGATACACGCCACGACCCAGTAAACCACCTCCGAGTTTAAAGCGGGTAAATTGGGAAGATGTACCGTGGTAAACCACCTGAGGTTCGCCATTCTCATCGATCACTTTAGAGGAGGTCTCAGGGCTATTTTCCCAGTCACCAAACCATTGTTTAAATTCTGGTGTCCGCACCTGCAACCACTGTTGTTCAGTCAGATTGGTTGGCTGGCCATTCGGTGCTTTCATCCACTGATCTGTACCCTGAAGTTGAGCACGCACATTTTCTACAGAAGTCGGTTCGGCAATCTGCTGCTGGATCATGCGGTTGGCCAAAGCCACCATATCGTTTTCATTCAGGTTTAAATTGATACCCAAGCGATCAAAGGCCCATGCCTTCACAGCACTCACGACCTTATCAATAAAACGCTTGATTGCACTTTTTTGCAGGGCATTCATTTCCTGCTGAGTCGAAGCCAGGGTTAAAAGATAAGGCAGGTATTCCAGCTGCTGTGTTTTGGTATCAGTTTCACGCTCTGCCAGGCGTTTTGCTTCAAGTGCAAGCGGATGTTTACGCTTGACCATATCGTTGAAGATACCCATAAGGTCGGCATATTTTTCTTCACTCATGAGATTCTGGAAGCCGCCATGACCACCAAGTTCATGCAGGAAGGTTGGGATGATGCTGGTTTCATTCAGGTTGCTTGCAACCAAAGTGACACGGCCATTCTGATAAAAGCCTTCTACACCTGGTTCATCTACAGTGCTGATAATATCGAGCAAGCCACGACGCTCTAGGCTAGAAATGGTCTTTTCACCGAAGCGTTTCACCAGAGCTTCACGCACTTGTTCTGGTGTTTGGCCAGACTGCACATTATCTTGAGCACGACTATAAAGACGTGTACCGGTATCAGTCTTCTCCGTCTGCAACCCGCCGATCAGATCATCAAAAGCCTGATTGATTGCAACACGTTCCTCACCAGATGGGAAAGGTCGCTTTACGCCATAAGGTGTAAGGATGCCCACATTTTCAGGACCATAATTCAGGAAAGGACTACGGGCATTCTTGGCAGCGATCTTATCTTCTACATAACCCTGGAATGCACGTGCCGACATTTCGTGTGGAGTCGTCCAATAGTCACTACCACGCCCTTGATCCAGTTCTTTGGCATTCATGGCGAATTCAGTCGGCACAGACTTGTACTTGGTGGTGCTTTGCTGTGCATCAGCCAGCATTTTAAGACGGCTCATATAGCGGCTCATGCTGCCACGAAGATAGTCCAGCACTCCCTTAAAGTCTGCATTAAATCCTGATCGGCCACGGACAGCTTTAAAAATCTCATTGATCTTGTCCAGCGCATCATTGGTATGGCGGTACCCACCAAAAGTACTACGGCTTTTCGGGTTTTTACGCGCCTCAGTCTCAAGTAACTGACCTGTGATAATAAGCTCTGCTGCAGTGTCGAACTCTGCCAGCTGGTCTGCAGAAGCAGGTTTATTAAACCGTTTGTAGTACTGCGGATCGAGCTGCTTGGTCAGGTTCTCACGGATAGAATTTAGCTTATCCTGAACTTCATCACGTGAACGTGCCACAAACTCGTCTGCTGCCTGGGTATCTTCAATATAAGCCTGTGACTTTTTAAACATGGTCACCATGAGCTTTTCAAAGGCATTGCGCACATCTTCACGCACACCCGACTTCACCACCTTGAAACCATGACTTGCAAAGCGATCTGCCGGGTTCGCTTTTACATTCAGACTACGGGACCCATCTTCATGCTGGATCCATGCTGAACTGGCTGAACCATCCTGGCGTGACAGGTAATGATCGAATGCATGCCACCATTCATGCGCCAGAGATCCGGCACCGTTCATTTTGGTGAGATTGATCACGACACGATTAGATTCATAATGTGCTTTGGCACTACTCAGTCCTTGACCACGTGCACCAAATGCCAGTGCAAGTTCTCCATTTAGACTTAAAGCTTCTGGTGGGATATTCAAGACTTCAGCCAGATCCATCAGGCCATCAAATGCATCATTCAATAATTCCTGACGCTCTGCCTGGTTATTCCAGTTGCCGAACTCTACACCACGGAATCCGAATACACGGCTAAAGTCAGAATCTTTGGCATCTCCTTCACGGCGAGCAACACCGGTACGCTGAGTATTCTCAGGACGTGGCAAATCCAGTTCACCAAACGTGGTATTGGTCTCTAAAATTTCCTGCGCATGACGTACCAGATATTCATTTGCTGCATCACGGGTATCAAACAACTGCTGCACAACCTGCACATGCTTACGGTCTGATATAGTTCGGACAATGATGTAGCCTTTTTTCCCATCTTTTGTGTCAGTGGTGACACGATGCTTCATGGCAACCGCTGCCACAGGTAAAAACTTCTCAGCTTCTTCCTGGCTATTAAACATTTGATTGGTCAGGCGACGGTTATTGCCCATCCAGTCCTTATTTTTGGTATCTGAAATCGTCCACTTGCCGACTTCAGCTGGATTGGATGATGCTGCAATTTCCGAAATCTCAAAACGCTTTGCCCAGGTCGGACGATCATCTTTTGTTTTTTCGGCTACAGGTTTTTTCCCAGTTTTTACTGCAGTATCTTTACGTGCACCACCAATTTTTTCACCAAAGTCCTGGATGATTTCCTTTGGTTTTTCGGTAGCGGGTTTTGAACTATCCGGTTTTTCTGAAGAGTTGGATTTAATATCTTTAATTTGCTCTTGTACCGGAGCTTTGTCCTGTACCGGAGCTTTCCCGACCCATTTTCCCGTAGCAGGATGCTTCATTCCCAGAATTTCAACACGGCCATTTTCATGTTGTACTGCATGATAGTTTGGATTTTTGAGTGCATTTCTCTTTTTGGGAACGCTATGCAGGTCAATCGTAAAATCATCAGCCAATGTTTCTACATCAGACATCACGCTTTCCAGACTATCACCATAGTCACGCTGAATACTTTGTGGATCCAAGGTGGCTTCGGACTGAGGTACTGCACTTTCACCTGCAGGTTTCTTGGTATCCCCATCTTTTAACCAGGTCTTGAACTCATCCTTATTCATGGCTCGAACAGGTCCGACCTTCCAGCCTTTATCAAAGTTAGATGAATAGGCCTGAATTGCTTCTTCCTGAGAGCTGAATCCCATCATGACTTTATGTTCATCAAAGTCACCAGTTTTCTGGTCTATCTGATCAACAATAAACACCTGTTCAGACTCAGGGTTACGGCCTACATAGGTATCAATGTGTTCATTGTCTGCACCTGTCGTACGCTTAATATAACCATAGTGGTCACTCATTTCATGCGCCCATTCCTTTCCATCAGGATCGGTACCACGGCGTTCAGAACCACGTGGATTTTCTACAGCGATATCTAAACCATGAACCTTGATGTGGCCTTTCTTATAGTTCCCTGCTTCGATCTGTGCCGGCGTTGGTTCAGGTAGGTCATTCATCGTGCTGGACGCTGCTTCATGTGCGGCGTTTTCAATCTTGGCCTGCTGCTCAATAGCTTTGTGCTGTGACTCGATTTCAGTACGCTGCGCCTTCAGAGAATCAAGCTGCTTGCGCATTTGCAGTTTTTTCGGCACGCTCTTTTCAGCTGCCAGCTGCTGTTCAATCCCTGAAATTTGGGTATCCACATCAGCTAACTGCTTTTGAGAAATCTCAACAGTGTTATTTAAATCTTGCGGACTGCCTGTTGCTTCAACACTTGATAGAAGCGATGCTCCTGATTTTCCCTGACCTGCATTAGATTCCGCAGATTGTAGTGTTGCCTGCGCTGCTTCTGCTCCATCTCCCACTGTAGGCGCTGTATTGGTGTCATGCTGTTCAGAAACTGATTGGCTTCCATTGTTAAGCGGTGCATTTCCTGGCTGTGCTGTTCCATTCTGAGTGCTTTCATCAATGGTGAGTGGTACATTTTGTTCTCCTTGTTGACGCTGTTTCACACGCTCAACCGCAGCTGCAAGCTCAGGACTATAGGTTAACTGCCTAGACTGTTCACGTACTTGTTCGGGTGTTATGGTCTGTGCTTGTTCTAACTGTGCTGACATACCTCCATCCACAGCTGTTGCTGCCGCTGCAGATAATGGCCCTAGATTTGGATCAAGGCCCATTTGTTGGGATGGTGTTAAATCGACTTTTTGGGGGTCAATAACCGGTTTTTGAGGATTATTATCAAAAGGACTGATGCCGTTATAGTCCACCACAGGATCTGGTGTTTCTAAACCAAAAGTATTATTAAACTGAATCTGACGTTCTAAATCAGTTGGGCCTTGCTCGGGTCGCTCAAAGTCAATGCTATTCTCTGCTTGTGTTTGCGACTGCTCTGCCAATGATAATGGTGTTTCAATATTTGGTGCTTGGAAATTAATACCGTTGTCATAGCGTGGATTCCCATCAGCAGCTTCCAAGCGGTTCATGTCAATGATTGGACTTGCTGGCTGTGCATTATCCGAAAATGGATTTAATTTACTTGGATCAAATACTGGATCTGGCACATCTCCACTGAATAACTGTGATTGTGCATCACGCATCGCTTGGGCTTCTTGGGCTTGTTGTGCAGCTTGTTGCTCTACTTTAAGCTGCTCTTGAGCGTTATAGCGTTGATTATGACCTTGTACATTTAAACCCGAAGCAGCACCACCCATAGTCATGCCTGCCAATGCTCCCATGACAATGGCATCGTCCACGCCATCCATCAGGTCTTTGTTTAGAGCATAGTTCTGTAATACCTGCTCTTGTGCCGACTGTGGTAGTTCTTCAAGTAAGCCCTCACTCAATGCACCAAGTACAACATGTTTCGGTACCTGTTTGAGTGGCACCTTGGCAATTTCACCAGCCACTTGCTGCGCATTGGCACCGGCAAGCATGCTATCAATATCACCGAAGCCAAACTTCTTCGCTACCGCACCACCAGCTAAACCAAATAGTGTACCGAGTGCACCTGTCGCCACTGATGCTGCTACCTGATTGCCAGTGAGTAGACCATCATCAGTTTGCTGACGGATATTTTCTGCTTGAGACCCGGCCATCATTGTACCTTCACCGATCGCACCACCGACCATAGGGCTGATTGCCCCTTTAGTTGCGGTACTCAGGCCACGGCCGACTAAACCACCTGCAACCATAGTTGGTAAGGATTCAGCCACGGTATTGGTGATTAATGTTGGATTTGTTAAGGCGACTTTGGTTTTATCAATGATTCCTTCAGCATCACTAAATTTTTGTGACTGGGCTTTAGCTTGATCCGTTTTTTTATCTGCCCAATATTCACGACCAGAACCAGGTGTATATAAACCTGAATCTTCAACAGTCTTTCCGACCGCACCACCAGTGAGGATATCACCTATACCAATTGCAACGTCTGGGAGCGATGCCGCACCTGCTGCAAGAGAAGCACCAATATCTCTTACATGACCACCAAAGCCCTTTGATTTTTCCACTTCCGGTTCTGAACTCACATTCCAATTATGCTCCCATGGCTTTTTATTCTGGGTGCTAACAGAGGTTTCGGCAGGCTGATTCCAGCTCTGTTCCCACGGTTTCTTTTGTTCAGACATGACACACTCCTATCGGCATGTCACAAATAATGCTTTTTTATTATGTATAGAGTCGAACCTTACACGATTAATTGATACAGATTAAAATTTACTCTATTGTTGTTTTTAATAATGATCGCTATAAGTTTTTATTTTGGGGTAAAAAATGTGGATTGATTTATCAAAAAAAGTACACTGGATAATCTCTGTTATGGCCAGTTGCTTTCTCTTTATATTCTTTGTGACGTTATTAGCTAATTATTTAAATATAGAAATATACAGTGACAGCTTATGGGGAATAATTAAAACATTCACAATTCTTTTTTTTCTTCCAATGTACGTGGCATATAAAGCGATGTTTATTTTTGGATATATTAAAGAGCAATCTGAAATTAATATTTATTCTGAAAATTTTTGGGGCATACTTGTAATCACCCAATGGACACCAGCCATAATGGGCTTGGTGTGCGCTAATAATCTCTATAAAGAGATAAAAAATAAATCAGATGAACAAACCTACTACGAACAACCACAACATCATTATGTGCCTCAATCAGCTGTAGCAAATGAATCATCAGTACAAGAAGAAATAGCTACTCAACAAAATAAGGAAAACCCGCTAACAATAAAAAAACTAATATGCGAACCCAAAAAAGTTAATCACTCTACAAGTGGATTGGATTTTTATGGATCTCTGAAATACGCCATTACTAACACCACCTCTAACCTAGAAACAAGATTGAAATGGGGTGTGACATCCAATCAACCCTATACAATATCAGATTCCCATACAGGAAGTATAAGAGCACGTTTATTTGCTTTTCCTGAATCATTTACAGGAAGTACAATTTCAAATGGTTACCAAATTGGTGAATATTATCCAAATTTTTCAGGAACAGTAAAATCGACTAATCAACTTTACGTAAATACTTACGCTTCAGGAATTATTTCTTATGATCGGAAGCCAAGTATTCCATCAGGTTCTTATTGTATTGTTGCATTTTTAGAGGAATACGATGAATATTCTTGTTCTCACCATGATAAATATTGTGTTGCTACTTGGTTGCAATTTAAAAATGCCGAAACTTTCTAACTAATAGCCGACCTCAAGTTGGCTTTTAGTCATTACTCACTTAAATTTTAGAAAGATAAGCCACCATAAGGTGGCTTTTTATTAGGTTAATTAAACTGCTTCCCATGAAGATTGTTGAGATGGATCTCCACCCTTATATCTATAACCTTCTCTAATTTCTCCCGGTTTGGGAATACTATTCGATGAAGGTGAAGTATTTAAATACTGTTGCGTCTGGGTATCAAAAATCTGCTGTGGACGATTAATCATGACATTGGCATTTTGATCCCACTCTTGACCACCGCCTACAGTCATATAACGATCACGGCCATTCTGAGCTTTAGCACCCGTTAAGCGATCAATCCGTGCCTGAATAGATTGACGCTGCTCATCTGTTTCGGCTTTATCATACATCTCCTGTAGTTTTTCAGCACGTTCAGCCTGACGGATACCGAAACTTTCTTTCTTCTCAGTCAGGTTCTGTTCACGCGCTTTTAAACCAAAATTGGCATTGAACTGCTCGCCATCTTGAGCAAGGCTGGCCCCATGCCGTAAGTTCTGACCATCCTCACGCATACCTGTTTGCAGAATACTGGCATTATTATTAGCAGTATTGTTCTGTACACTTGTCGCATTGTTCGCATCAGTTTTGTAAATATCTAATGCATCAGGATCATTGCTGGACAACCGAAGTAACATCTCAGCCTGCTTTGCAGTTGGACCTCTTTTTCTATCAATAGCCGAATTAATCTGACTTGCCAAAGAAGCTCGATTACTTTTTTCCTCATCTGACATCACTGGGCGTTCAGGATAACGCAAACCAACGCCCTGCGGATTCATTTGCTGCCCCATTGCTGCCTGAATCTGCTGTTCACTTGGCCCCATCTCCCTGGTATTAGTCATAAGGTTTTTTACACCTTGGGGATCTCTGGTAGGACGTATCCCACCTGTAAAACCACTACTTTGCAACTCTGGAATACCGGCGGCACGGGCTTGAGCTGCGGCACCCGGATTGGCATAACTAAAACTATTGCCTTTTTGCTGAATTGCATAAGGACTAGTATTGCGCGACGCTGGTTGTGCTGCCTGTCCTCCACCGTACATGACATCATTCATTTGGTCATTAAAGGATGGTGTTGTATTTGTTTTTTGCTGTGCAGCGTTATTTTTAGGCATACTACTTACAGCTGGCGTTCCCTGGGCAGTAAATTGATTTACAAGTGAGGTTGCCGCTTTACCTTGATTACCGGAACCTAAATTTTCACCAGACAAACCAAACATTTGCCGCATCCCTAGGCGTGCTTGATCAAAGCCTTGTCCTGAAAATTCAGCACTAGGTGCAACCATATTACCGCGGTTTGGATTATTTGCACCACCAAGATAAGCTGCGGTACTGCGAATGCCCTCTCCTGCTCCAGCCGCAAGCGCGCCTGCACCGCCGAGTAATCCTTTACCTAATCCAGTCGCCGTATTTACCAGCCCACCTACAGGATTCCATGCGCCATTGTCATGTTCTGGCGCAAGAAATGTTTTTGCGGTTTTACCTATTCCCCAACCACTTGATTGCGGTTGTTCTTTTGGCTGCACTTGTTGTGTACTGGCTTGAGTTGGAGCTACAGCAGGAGTATTCACTTTAGGTTGTGCTGTTGGGAATTGAATGTTCTTGTTGTCAGTCAGTGCAGGTGCAGTCGATGTTTGATTAAATCCACTACGTGGCTGCACTGCCCCGAAACCGCTTTGCGGCTGGCTCTGTGTTTTTAAATTTCGTTTCCATTCATCTTCAACAACACCACCATTTGCAAAGAATAATTGTGGTTTTTTTAAACCAAATCCACCTTCCACTTGCGGTTGATCCACAGGCGTATGAGTTAGATCTTTCATCTGATCCAGCGCCTGCACACCGATTGCATGTACCTGCTCAGGTGTCATTTCAAACTCACCATTACTGACATTCACATCAACTGGCTGACCTTGGCCCATCTGTTCAAGATTTTGCGCACCAATTTGCTGAGTCGAGTCTGCAGGCATAATATAAGTGCCATCAGATACTGTCTTCTTCACATCATCTGACGTACCGGTACCAGGTCCTTGAATTTTTCCACCTTTTGGATCGGGCTTTTTCTGCCCTTTTTTTAAACCGAAGCTCATAAAAAAGCCCTAAATCTTATTTGATGAGTAAAATGTTACCGATCAAATAAGACTTAAGGCGAACCCTAGAGGGCTTTAATAGTTGTAGTTATGGCTTTCACTCTTAGATTCAGACTCACTGGCACTATAACCAATTGAAGTTGAACCACTGCCACTGATACTGGCTGAAACGTGCATGGCAGACATGGCACCTGCAGCCAGCTGGGTATTAAACTGTGCAATTCCTTTCATGCTTTCAGCTGCCAGTTCAGCTTTCTTGACTGAGTGACTTAAATCCACTTCGTACTTTTTGATCTGCATTTCTGCATAGGCCAGGTTAGTGCGGATATTCATATCGGCATAACGTGCCTGGGTTTCTGCATTTGCAACACCTGTACGCATTTTCATGTCTGCAAATCTGGCTTGAGTATCCGCATAAGCCAGATTAGTACGCAAATTCAAGTCAGCATACTTGGCCTGGGTATCTGCATTGGCCAGTGCGACACGTGTACGAGATTCAATGTAGCGGTTATAAATATCACTGTTGGCAATCGTGGTCCGTAGCGATAAGTCTGCATAGCGTGAATGTGCTTCTGATACAGCAATAGAAGTACGTGAGCGCATATCAGCAAATCGTGACAAGGTATCTGAATTGGCAATCCCGACCCGGATTTTCATTTCAGCATACTTGGATAAAGCATCGGCCAGGGCAATCCGTGTGCGTGAATTGGATTCCACAATATTACCTTGCGCATTCATCTTCTCAATGGACAATTGAATTTGTGACTTCATCGCGTCCAGGTTGGCTGAATACACTTCGGTTTCAAGCTGCAGTTTTTTGGTCTGCGCTTCCATAGATGCGCGATAGGCTTCGGTATTGGCCTGGAACTCTGTAATTTTGACCCGAGCTGCTTCCAGTTTCATATCGCCTTCTTTTAGCTTGATATTGGCTTTAGAAGATAACCCCTCAATGGTAGACGCATAGGTACGTGCCAGGGATTCATAAGCTTGAACCTTGGTGCCTTCGGCCTTGATCTGTGAATCAAACAGTTCGACCTTGATCCGTTCGGCACCGACCTGCTCACTGTATGCTTGCACTTCGGTTTTGTAGGCATCAAAGTGGCTTTTTACCAGATCAGCACGTGCTGTGGCTCCCTGGATCAAGGCTTTATACACGTCGACGTTGGACATAACCGCATCAATCTTGGCCTTGAAGATTTCAACTGTCTGTTGGTTGATCTGACCAATCGCCACCTGTGCTTCCACCTGGGAACGGAATGCGGTGATTTTAGCAATGGTGCCTTCAATCTTGGTCTTGTATACATCGATCATCGACTTGAATGCGTCATTTCGTGCATTAAAGATCGAGATCTGTGCATTAAATAGACTGAGTTTGCTTTCAACCTGGAACTTGGCTGCATCCATGACGTTACCGACATAGGCCAACCAGAGATCTTGCTTTAACCGTTCCAGGGCAATGCCTTGTTCGGTGAGGTAACGGATATGCTCAAGCTGCTTTTCAAAGGACTGAATCATTATGTCCCGATTCAGATCAGCACTTTTTAAACGTGCATCATCTCGGATGGCATCGATCTGCTTCTGTGTCGATCCTTGCGGTAGGCTATACCCCCGACTGGCCCACTGATCAATCACCTCTTGTACAGCACGTTCTGTTTCACGGCTATTACGTTCACGTGTGCGATTAAACAATGCTGTTTCAATATCTACAGGTAAACCGGCACCGGAAGCTGTATTTTCCATCCAGGCGCGAATTTCAGCGACCAAAGGCTGAATAGCACTGTCCTTGTTGTAAGTCTGGTAATCCGTTGCAGCAATGCCCTGTGCTTGTTCCATGATGTCATCAATATCGCTGGGTAGCTCTACGCTAAACTCAGGCGGCAATTCATCAAATACAGGTAGTGCTTCTGGCTCATAGGTCGGCAAGGTAATGGCTTGCAGGGCTTCTATTTCAGGCAATACAATTTCAGGCGCGTCAGGGATCTTAACACTGCCAATATCAATATCTGGCCGCACTGGCAAAGCGAAATCGTTCAAACCTGGTAATGTCGGAAAGTTTAAGATCGGATTTTCAGGTGCTTCCGGCAAATTCAGATCAGATAGGTCCAGACCACCTAAAAGTTCTGACACATCCACTGACTGTGAATCACGATGTACATCCAGGCCACTTAAAGTCAGGGATGGTAAGGTGCCAATTTCGATATTGGTATCGATTTCAGGTAAAGAAAAATTAGTGAGTTCTGACGGAATCTCAATATCATTCTGCATGATGGGTGCGTCAGGCAGAATGATTTCCAGATTAGGAATTGCCGGTGCAGTCATGGCTGTAGGTCTTTCAATATCCAGATCCAGGATATGCGGTACTGGTGCAGTGACATTCAGTTCAGGCGCGTCCGGTGTTTCAATATTCTGGAACTGTGCATTTTCAGGTCGCGGCAATTCTGGAACATTACTAACCGGTTCAACCTGAACACCAGAAAGCGTTGTCATCGCATTACTCATTTCCCCGAGTAACTGATTTCTACGTCCTTCAAAGTATTTCATCTTGTCCTGAACTTCGGAAATCGCCTGATCAACGACATTCAGTGTAGGAATTATCATGGTTAAATTCTCCGTTTTGTTTTGGTTATGTTCACAACCATGTCGTTGATATAGGCTGTCGTGCCTTGAATATTGACTGAAAACTCAAAATGTCTGCCACGTAAACCCCGACCAAAGACCACTCGACCATTGGTTAAGTAGTCGCTTGGTTCTTTTCTGAGGACATAGTTAAATGTTTGTTGGTAGCCTGTTTGAGTAGTTCCCACATCGACCGACAATTGACCGTCTAGGCTATATTCTAAAATCATGCTTTCAGGATGAATTAAACCACCATCCCCTAGATCCAGTTTTGCGGTTTTGATCTTTGCCGTAATGCTTTGTGCACCATGCTTGAGTTCTTCAATACCATTCGATGTAACGCCATATAACTTGTCACCAATAACAATCAATTGCTCGTATGGGTAATCATAATATCGGCTCATGTTCCAACCATCAGCCGTGGTAGTCCATGCCCCAATAATTTCTTGGCCATCTTGGTACTCATCATCCAGGAATAACAACTCGGTCACACTGGAGGATGCTTGTTTAACGCCTTCAATGGATTCTGAAAAACTTAAACTGGATTCTGCCAGGCTTCGTACTTTCCGCTGTCCTGATACCTGATCTGAAAACACCAGGCTTTCAATCACCAGTTCAATGGTGTCAGATAGCTTTTTAAACTCGTCTGATATTTTGAAAGATTCTTCCACTCTTTCACGAACGATACGTGCAACATTATCTTGAATTTTAAAACTGTCTGATACCTGGCTATGCACAAGGTTATGTTGCTCAAGCTCTTGGCCAAGCCCTAAAGTTTCAACAATCAGGGTTTTTAATTTGTCACGTGTGCTATCTGACAGGACCAGGCTTTCTTCAATCAGATCACTGGAACGTGACAGGGCATGTAGGCTATCGCTTAATTTCAGCCGATCACTGATACTTTGGAATGCAGTTTTATAGGTGAAATGTGCATCAGCGACTTTAAACGGCTCAATATGCACCGCCTTATAGGTCGCTTTCTCAATTTCTCCCAGGCCAAGATCCTCAGTGATTAGTTCAGATTGTTTTACAAAACTATGGTCAGCCAGGATAAAGGCTTCTTCAATCAGCTGAAATTTGCGTACAGAGTGGATCACCTGATCAGCGAAGCCAAGCTCACTGTCTAATCGTCCCTTACGGCGTGATAAATCTTCATCCCCTAGCCGGATGATTTCTTCTACATTGTGCCGAATCTTGCTCAGGATGGTTTCGGTGAAGGAAAATTTCTCAACATCACCGGATGTGGCCTTGCCGAATACCTCTGAACTCAGCACAATCGTTTCTTGGGTATCGTCACGATAGTTACTCATTGATCACTCCGATAAAATGAAAGGTGCGTTTGTGATCGACTAATCCGGTATAGCCTGTAAATTTCCTGATACCGTTTGCATCAACTTCGCTAATGTTTACATAGTTCACCTCGCCAAAGGAAACCTTACTCCCTGATCTGGAAAGGCCAGTATCTAACTCACCAGGCGACACTTTAAAATATGCTTCTTCTGGAACTATAGTTTTAAGTGTGAAAATACGATCATTAACTACCCATTTTAGAAATCCTTTAGTATCGTTTGTTGTGGTCTTGACGGTGGAATATTCATTTACCTTTGGTGGTCCACCTGCTTCGCTCCATCCGTCCCCATCCGGCCAGATCAACCAACTGTAATCCACCGGCAATGACGGTATCCATGGGCCATTATCGGCAAAGTCCGATGTTTCTGTCGGGTGATATTCTTCAATTTCCACCCATACAGGATTACCGTATTTTGGCACTGGCACACCAGTCTGTTTAGATAATGGGTTAAACCAGGCCATCACCGGATGATAGGTCCAGTAGCGATAGATGTAAGGGTCTTTAACACTTAATAATTTAAGGCTCTCATATTCGTTCACCACTTCTGAATAAACACGGTTGGCATACAGGATATTGCGCGTGTTGTAGAACGGCACCACAATGGCCAGGGTAACGGACCGTCCACCTTCACTTCTGGTCTTGGCCAGGTGGGTATAGTAGCGGTTTCGCCACATTTCCCCTTGCATGGAGAACATGAACGGTACACCGAAGTAAGGTTTGCTGTCATACCCTTTATCCTCGCCTTCAATCGTGGTGTGTTCGATGCTTTCTGCCACTTCCTCCCGATCATCTAAGTCGGTAGTGTAGAAATGCCCTGAAATATGTGCTTCACCGTTTTTTGCTGTTCGGTACCAGGAACCAACTGTCATAAAATCTTCAAAGTCTGTGTCCACTTCTTTCTCGAAGGTGGAGTGATGGTAAAAATATTTCACCACTTTGAGATTATCCTGGTCGTCATAGTAGGCATACATAATGGTGTCACAATTGGCCCACACATCACGTTCTAGCGGTGTGAAATCAAAGGATACACATAGACCTGCCTGATAGACTGGAAACTTGATCTGAGGTTGATTCCGGTATGCATTTGGATGGTACAGCTTGCCAGTGTAGATTTTGTTTATGCGTCCTTTATGTTTTGCAATCGACTCACAAACATACTGGTCCCAATAGTTGAGCTCGGTTTCAATATCAAAACTAGATCCGGCCCGATTCACGATTTCCATTTGATCGATGTGACGCAGCTTGTATTTAATACTGTTCAGCAGACTATCTTCACCTTCCATCTGTGAGTACAGCTTCGACATATAGTTTACCAATACCGACTGTTCAGCGGCATTCAGATCACCGGATTGAGCATCTATCTTGTCGGTACCATAATGATGCTCAGTTGAAAACAACTCTAAACGCAGTTTGAAGGTAGAACATTCGATAATGCCTTTCTGGTCGAAGGTGTAGCCGGTGTTGTAGGCTGAATGCCCTTCGCTATGAAAGGACCATCCACAGGCTTCAAACAGGGCTCGATGGTTGAGAAATTCCCAATTTTCACAGATTTCAATAATCACACCGGCGCGTTTCCACCGCTGAAAGTCGTTACCATCCTCGGGAAAGCCTTCACCGGATGGCATTGCCCCAAAGGTTTCCAGGACTTTTAATAGCTCGGGATCTCCGAGCTCTTGCGCATATTCGTGAAATAAAGGATCTGCAGTGATCGGAATGATCGGCAAAGGCATGGCCCACACACGACTGCCGACACGAATCAGCCAGGGCCGCTGCAAATCGTCAAAGGCTACCGCTTCGGTCTTGATCCACTTGTAGTCGTACTGAAACTGACCATTACCTGGTGGTAAGCCGCGATAACCAGGTAGACGTACATCCTTATATTTGTCGTGCAGCTCGATAAACAGCTTTTCAGGAATTGGAAAATAACAGCGTTCAATTGGATTATCTGGCAGCTGATCAAAATCCTGACGACCATAACCACCGACAAACTGCATCAACTTGGCCATGGTGCCGGTGTACCAGGCGTGATTTTGTGCCTGGTACTGAGTGCGGATTATCTCCGGGTTATAGTCGGCTACAAACTCCGGGAATTTTGAACTCTGCTCAACTACAAAGCGTTCTAGTTCCAGGTCTTTCGGTATCGTTGTATCTATCAGACGTTCCAGACGACGACGACATTGATCAGTTACTTTTAATTTAACTTTTTCGCCTACGCGCACCTGTGTTTTTTCCACCACGCCACTGAAAAAAATCGGCACATACATTTTCACCAAGCCATCATTGGCGAACTTGAATTTTTCAGGCTCTTGCTTGTCTGCGATAACACGAAACAAACCACCGACATGCTGAACAATGAAGTAACCGCCATCAGGCAGATCATAAACCTGCTTTAAGTTTTCGAGTTGAGCTGCTTCTTTATAAGTAAGAAAGCGGTGAATCGCTGAGAGGATACGATCCGTATCTTTTTCAGTGAGTTCACCGCTTATTACATGCAGCCCATAAGGAATAGGGCCTGTCATGTTTTACACCGTCGCGCTTAATCGATAACCGATTTCGTAAATATCACCATTTTGGAAAGTACGCGCTACAGCATACTTGCTTGCAGAAACGAGCGTACCAGTGGTGCCGCCTTTGGTTGAGTTGGTGAGTAGTGCAGCACCAGTCACGGTTAAGGTTCCTGATGTTGCAATCGTCAGTTGTGCTGCAGCCGCCATATTGTCAATCGAATTGCCACTCGTATCCACTGGCACCCATTCAGGACGTGTAGCATTGGTATAGCCTTCGGTGCCACTGATAATTTCACTCGCCACTGCTGCAAAGTTAGCTGCTGTCCAGGTCGGAGCCGGTGCAGTAGCACCACCAAAAAGTGCCAAGTAGTATTTGGCTGTTTTTGCCTTAGCACCTAATGCCACATTCAGGATATGTGCAATCCCTTCGTTCACCACCAGGTTCTCATTGCGCTGCCATTCCCCACCATTGACACGATCAAAGTATTCACCCTTAAAGCTGATACCACCGAGCTTGTTAAAGGTGATTTGATTGGCTTCTTCGGTGTATTCACCACGTTCCAATACACCTAATAGTGCAGCTTGATTAATTTTTTCCATTGTCATGACCGGATAGTTAAACCAGTCCTTAATGTAGAACAGTGACAATTCGATCATCAAACCTTACAGACTGTCCACCTTTCGCAGTGATGCCTTTTAATGTGTTGGCATGAGCTTCTACCAGATTTCCAGATGGCGTACCAATGCAGTAACCATTTTCAGCCAACCACAATACCGATTCTAAACCTGCAGATAATTCCCCAAGCAAATCACTATTGACACGTAAGGCCGTACCAGGCACCGGTGACTTGGCTCCTGTTTGCACCAGGCGCAAATCTCTAACATCCGAGCCACTTAAAAAAACCACACTGTTAGATTGGCCAACCCAAATACCAGATTCCACCGGCTCAACAAAGGTCACACGTTGCGGCAAAGCTATATAGTCGTAACGCTCATCACATAGATGGAAGTTTAATGCCTGAGAAAAGTACAGCATGTTTCTATCTGCAGTCAGCAATCGACCACGCCATAACTTTAAAAATTTACCGGTACGCATGGGTGAAAGGTGCTGAAATTGTGCAGCACGTGTCAGGTCCTTATCGCTGCTAATGGTAAATGTAGCTGTATTAATGGCTACAGTCGCCACCTTTAAAAGCTCTGATCCATTACGCTCAGTCATGTAAATCACGGCCTGGTCAGCATCACCGCTGTAATTGTATGGCAGGATAAGTTCAATACCGCCTTCAACATTTAGACTTACACTGGTTGATAGTCCAGATTCACGACCATCTTTAGACCAGGCAATTGCAACGGTGTATGTTCCATTCAGTAGTGATCCAGTAGATAAACGCGCCATCGGCTCCGGTGGGGTTTTAATTGTCAGTTTAATCACACTTGCGCCGTCATATTTATATAGGGCAAGCGCATCAGAAATAATAATAAAATTATTTACGACCAGGTAATTTACACTTCCTTTCAATTCAATGTTTAGGCTTTCGTGTGACCAGTCCACCGGATTGATTTTGACCAATTCACCGTTTAAGGTGCCAAAGGTATCACCGTGTAATGGACTAACCCATAAATTTTTATAGGGTATCTCTGTAGCTACAACACCAGTTTCGCGCAGCTGCACACGACCGCTTGAACTGATGTTGACGTTTACGGCATCACGCAGCTTAACGAACGGTTCACGACCGAAACTCGACATACTCTCATCATCTGAAACATTATCAAGACCACGTAGAGGTGTTAATCTTTTCATGTTAGACCGCCTTTTCTATATTGATTTGAGTTTCCGTCTGGACGGATATAATGAACCTTTAATCGTACATCTGGCACACCGTAACTAGCCAAGCTCATAGAAGGTACATTGACTTCTTTAGGTATGATAATGATTGGTTTTTTCTCCTGAATGACTTTGATCCGGCCACCGAACTGCGCAATATCGAGCTCACTACTAAAACTTTCAAAGCCTGGCACACCAATATCACGCACACGCAGCCCAATCGCGGTGGTGCCAAATTTCTCAGCCAGGAAGCCATTTGGAATCGTCGGATGGGGTTTACCGACCCACAGACTTTGCGGCTTGTACGGCGTATCGTTACCACGACTGTAGCCTATTTCCGTCGCTACCCAGGCTCTCGGGTAGATCGGACGATGTAAAAATTCAGTCTTGGATGGACCAAACACGGTGCTTACAAAACCTTGTGGCTGAACAATGAATGGTCCAAAATGAACTTTTTTAAGATCTGGCTTTCCGAACAGTGACATATCCTTGCTGTCATATTGCGTTATTGTTCTTGGTGAACCATCAGAAGTGAGGTGCCAACCGGAACGATAGGAATTGATAGCGCGTACAGATATATATCGCTTAGACAACTGGATCGCATGATCACCCATTTTAAACAAAGTAAAGCCTTGAGCATTGGCACGACGATTAAACAGGGCGATTTTGGGAATGCCAAATTCCTCACCAACCCGACCGGTCTGCCGGTTGCTATTAACATAGTGCAGTCTTGCAGTAGTATCGTGATTATTCTTTGCCTGTTCTGGTGCTTCTACTACAGCATAAATGGTGTGCGGAGAGAGTCGTGGTCTGGTTTCTTTTATCTGCAACAAGTCACCCATGGTCGGCACACTGATCACCCGGTTACGCAAGATAACAGTGTGATTACCCACAGCAAATTCCTGAATCCCTGGCTGCACCAGGATGCCGTTAGATTGCGTGTGCGGAGAGGTAAACGCTGTTGCAACAAATCCACGAGGATAAATCACATTGGTACGCAGTGACGGACTTGATACTTGTAAGAACGGTAATTCAATTCCATCCCCTTCAAAGTCTAAAGGACGTTCCCCTTCACCATTCCAATCTAGGGTAATGTGCTGCAAGCTATATGGTGGCGCACCAGTCTTGGTCACTTTTTGCAGACCGTAACCAAACGCAGCAAAACCAGATATAGCAATAGATCGATCTCGATAGGCGATATCCGGTTTGCCAAAAAGTTGCGCACCAAAACCATCAATCGGTAAATGTCGCCATTGATTGCGCAAAGCTGCTATGCCAAATATCTCGCTGTTCACCCCACGTTGCCGTAGTTCTGGCGTTAGGTTCTTAACCACGTGATCGCCAAAGTAATCACGCAGCGTCCATCGTGGTGTGATTCTGTTCCATCGAATATTTAAGGATGGGCTTCCGAGCTTGTTTTGTTCTGGCCAGATCGGTTCCACATAGCGCGTTTTTAGCTCTACCTTCGGCATCGGTGGGTAAATCGGATTGATGCTGTGTCGGCCTTCAATGCTCAAATGACGGATCTTGAAGTCAACCATCGGTTGGCCAAACAGCATGGATTCAAATGCACCGATCCACCGATATTCTCGTCTATTGCTTACAACACCAGGCACACCCCAAAGCGTCTGCATTCGACCTGGTACAGTAAGTTGTGATGCAGCATTGACCACTCGACCCCATGAACTAATATAAGGTGCTTCCATCCCTTGCAACCTTAACTGACGTACACGGTAGGCGATCATGCTCGTACCGAAACGAAGCTGATCCATTGCAGCCGGTTTTATCGGTGTAGCTTTATTGAGTATATTCACATAACCATAACGCGCAGCATCAAAAGAACTCACCTTGATCACACGGTTCCGGTTGGCGATTGTGGTCCATTGGCCAAATGGCGGTGGGTTTAATCCGTTTCCTGAATCATATTGCTGAATAATGTATTGTCGTTTATTCCAGAAGTTCGCATGACCAAATCGTTCACCTGCCATCTGGTTGTGTGTGGTAAAGCCTGGAACACGTACCCACCGTTTATAGAGTTCAATCTGCTGTTGGCCAAAGCCTTGAGAAAACCAGGTCAACGGATAGACTGACTGGATCTCTGGAACGATACGCTCACCAAATAAACTAGCAACATAACCTATAGGCTGAACGTGCTGTGTACCACCGACCTGATGATTGCTTGCAAAAATGTTATGAATGGATGGTGGTGCAATCTGGCGTAATTTAAACCAGACCGTCGGTTGCGCCAGTGAAGGTGCTGTGAATCCTGGAATCAGTAATTCACGCACACCGCGCTCCACTTTTGGTGATGGTATTAAAAGTGAAGCGATTCCAGGTGCCGCAAGGTATCGATAGCGAAACCATATCCGCGCCTGGGTGCCAAATAGCGTCGCATTTAGTGCACCGGCTTCAATGTAGCGAATACCATTAGTAATCGCATGATGACCTGAAATGAATGCACCAATTCCACGTGGACTGAGCTGCGGTGTTTTATCGACTATAGGTTTATTGACTGTTGTATTAACAAAACCCGATACACGAATAGAACGATGACGATAGGCGATCAGGCCCAGGCCAAAGGTTGCGCTGTTAAACGCATCTGGAATAATCGATGGCGTTTTATTTCGTACTGTATTTTCACCGAACAGTTTCGCATCAAAGCCACTATTCTCTACTGTAGACAGGTTAGAGTAGATATTAGACCAGTCACCATAGCCAGATTGGTCGGCACCCTTAACACTGATTAACCTCTGTTTGTTGCGAATCTCAATGTCACCAAAAATCCCGGCAGGGATTGGTGGCTTACCTTCGAGCCAAACCTTTTGTGTCGGATCAAAGATTTTCGGGTAACCAGGGGAGAAGGCATCAATCTTGCTTGGTGTTATTTCACGTGGACTGCGAGAAATCCATGAGGTACCGAACAAGGTCGCAATAAAACCAGGTGGATTGGGATTGCGTTGCACCCATGCTTGACCAAAGAGTGTTTGAACCAGACCTTGCGTGTATATAATGCGCGGTGAAACATTCGGCTTCGGTAGATCAATCGGCTTGATTGCTTCCGGCTTTAATTCACGATTGGCCCGGGTATTGATAACTGTTGGACTGCTGATCGCCAGACTATTTATGCCCGACAAGGTAACAGTCTTAACCCCACCACGCATGAATGCGGTGCCATAAAGACTGGCGTTATAGCCAGTCAATGTCACATAACGACGTAAGTTCTGTATGTCTGGACGGCCAAACAGCTGAGAAGAAATTCCACCTGGTTTAACGTCGGTGTGGAAATTCTTAACTACATGGTTTATGCCCGATAAGCCTGGATTGATTCCACCCGGAACAACATAGTAATTGCGGTTCTTGATGTAAGTAGCACCGAACGCCTGTGTGATAAAGCTGTCCGGTTTTACTGTTTCCGCTTCACCTTTTACCAACGGCGCAGCTATGGCAGGTTCGACAATACCAACGGCAGCGAGATACTGCGGTACCTGACCTTTTGTGTCACCAAAGTTAAATACAATGTTGTGCGCATCAGGCGGTGTATAGGCTTCACCGCTGAAATTGAAAACGATGTTGTGTGCGTCTGGTGGGATATATGCGTCACTATTGAAATGAAACACAATATTATGCGAATCTGGACCGATGTATTCTTCATCATCCAAACTGAAAACAATATTGTGCGCATCTGGTGGCGTGTACTTACGCATGACACCCTCTTATTTCGGTGATATACGGTCAAAAACCAAAGCGTTTTGATAGCCACTCTTGTCAAGACAAATCAAAATACCGTTAATGTCGCTTGCCAATCCCTGAAGTTTATAGGAACCGTCAGATTTTGGCTGAACGGCTTTAATAAACTTAAAGCCGGATTTATTAAAATAAACGATTAGAGAATCTGCATAGGCTTCACCCATGTTCTTCACGTTACCAATCAGCGAACCTGCAGTATTTAAGCGACCAAAATTCATGGTATAGCTTTCATCCTGGAAGGTGCTACTTTTTCCACAAACACGTCGAACAGGATTCATTCAAGCTCTCCAAGGTAATACAACACACCTCCATGCCCGTCGTTAGAGTTACTAATGGTATCCCATACATACATCGAACCTTCGCCTAAAATCGGTGTAGTCACTTGCATGGATTGCCGACTATTACTCGCGCAATAGTGGATATACTTTAACGAGCCGCGCAAATATTTCTCATCATCATAGAAAGGGATGCCAAGTGCCGGTATATTACTAGAGTTATAAAGGTTACTGGATCCGGTGCTATAGTCCGGTAGAATCGGGTTAGCACGCGTAAAATTACTGATACGCGCTAACGGTGTATATTTAGGTACTGAAAAAGTTGCGCCCATCGAAAACGTGGTGAGAGGTGTTAGCCCACCAATACTTTGAACATATGTAGCGTAGTTCGTTGTAGCGGTGATCGGGTTTAATGGTACATGTGCCATTAAAAACCAGTTTGGGATTACATCGAACGGCAATGCAGAATCAAATAGACCACACCCCATAAGCCGCTTTTGAGCATAGCCTGTTGCACGTGTCGATACATGCAGATAAAACGCGTCCTTGTCACCGATAAGAGTAAAGTTCCGCGCACCATTGGCAGGTGTTTGTGTGTCTGTGATATTGGACGACTGGTTGCTTGCATACATCCATCGTGCCCAACCACGAATCACGCTTGTACCAGTACCGGTAATCTTCCAGTTCTTTTTAAAGTCAGCGGTGTCTAGTGGGAGTTGTAGCTTACCGGTATCCTCATAATCGTCAATGTGCGTCATCCCTTCCAGTAGGCCGACCATGGCATATTTTGCATAGGTAGCTGCATAGCTATTGGTGCCGTCCGTAATGTTTTCATCTACTCGGATGAAAGGATGATTGCTTTCTGGATTCTTGGCCCGGTAAACGCGCTTCATGCTCCCGGTATAAACAACTTCATAACCTAAAGAAGGGAGTTTAGCCGCGCCAGTTGTAGCAATTGTGCTACCTACATGAGTTGCTTTCAGAATCAATTGTGTTGCTGTCGGTGCACCTTTGACCCGATAACGTCCGTTCAGTACCGACGGCGAGAATCCAGACAATTCAACAATCTGGAACAATAGCACCTTATGATTGTCGGAAAAGGTGATGTGAATGTCACCACTCATTGATACTTCTGCACTGCTAATGGCAGGTAGAGCAAGACCGTTCACCAGGCAAGTATCGAGTAGCTCAATTAAATTACCTTGAACATTATCCAGGATCAGGCCGTTAAGATGACTAAAAAATTGAATATCTGTTGAAGTCGCCATATCAATCCCCGATCAGTTGGCCATAAAGCGTTTCGTTCTTCCAGTACCCTTTTTGATCATGCCAGTTCTTGTAATGCTCAAATAGTTTCAGCTCACCTTGTACGTGAACCTGATCCTGGATAAAACTTTTAATCCATTGCATCACATTGCCATAATGACCATAACGCCCCTTGGAGGTTTCCATGGCATAGGTCTGGAACTTGGGAATATGAATCAGATCATCCCATCGGATACGTTCTTCATCAACACCGTACACGTCAGCCTTAAAACCACTCACACCAACACCTTGGGTGGGTGGTTTTTCTATAGTCGGTTGTTTTACTTCTTCACTTGTCGCCATGAGCATCACCTTTATATGGGTTCAGCCCCATAAAAGCATGAGGCTATCAACGAATAAGAAATTCAGGTGATTACACCTTGAAGATTTTATTTGTTCCATTATCCCAAGTCACAATAATGTCACCGCCATTAGGTGTGATCGGTAAACCAGTTGCAGTGTCAATAAAAGCAATCAATGGACTGGTTGATTCAACACCAGTATCCGCATAGATGATGATGGCTTCAATTGAAGTGCCGGTAACAGACGTGAAGGTACAGTCAGATGCGTCAGCGGCACCGCCTGTCGTGGCTTTACCGGCCAGTGTGACTGGACCTGCAATACGTGCAGAAGTCGGAATATCAGATAGGTATTGGTGAACAGAGGTTTGTGGTGTGTATGCACCAGTATCAACCAAGATGACCTTAATTGTGTCAGTCATCCAGTTAATCTGTGCTTCTAAAAAACGCTGACGTGCGAAGTCATAGAGGGTATTCGCCATGATTATTTCCAAATAATAAAAACATGGCTTTATGATGTGAAAGTAGGGTCAGATTCGACCAACCCTACACGGGCCTTAGGGGGTTATGGCCAGAAGGGTGTGACATGATGTTCAAAATCTTCTCGAACCTCACGACGTAAGTTGCTATCAGGCCGATCACCGAAATAATCAATAAACTTGGCTTCAGCAATTGCTGCTCGGTTAGGATCCATGAACTCGGTATCAGGAACGCTAAATGCTTTATGCAGTGCCCATTGCACCAGGTGTGCATGATGTGCCTGATTGATTTCCGGCTGATCCGTATCCTCTACCATATCGACAAGTGGCAAACGATAACCTTCAATGATCAAGGTGCCATCTTGCTCAGGGCGTGGTACCAGACGTAAGCCTGTATCAGATTGAATGGCATGTTCTGGATCGCCGATTCTCGTACGCCAGTTGCTGTGATAGCGATGACTCAGAATCTCCTCAGAAGCTAACTTCACTTCACGTTCACACTGGCCATGACCAGGATCAAAACGCAAATGTGTCAATTCATAGATACGCGGATCAAGTGGGTACTGTGCCTGCCCTGCTGTAATTTGAATACGGCAGATTGTGGCATCTTCTGCTTCATGCAAAAGACGACCACGGATACAGGCCTCATGAACTGCGTCATTTAGCCATGCATCCACATCTTCATCACTGGTGAAGTATGGCTGTACCGAATCACCGGCTTCAACACGAAATCGACGACGCAGTTCTTTTAAGTCCATATTTAGATCGCTCCAAACTGACGTACTTTTTCAATCGCTTTATCTTTCAGCTCATCTAGCTTGAATGAGTTCGGATTCACCTTTTCACCGTAGTTCGCTTCGATGTAATCCGTCACAGCCTTTTTAGTACCGAACTGCTTGATCGATTCAACCTCATTGAAAATTCGATCCTGTTCCTGCTTCAGCTTGTCCTGTTCAGCCTTTTGCTGTGCCAGGATTGCATCGGTATCATCCAGACCTTCTGCTGCAGGTGCATCACCTGCTTCTACTTTTTTAAATTCAGGATGACTTAGGAACTGCTTGGCAAAGTTGTTTGGTACCGTACGCGGCTGACCACGATTAAATACCAATTTTGTGCCATATAGGTTATCTGTGAACTGATCTTTGGGCCCTTCATAGACAATCGTTACGCCTGCTGTTTTAACTTGCGCTGCCGCTGCCGCGCCAATTGGTTGTATCTTTTGAGCTGCAACCTGTAATTGTAATTTGACCAGTTCAGCATTCAATTCAGATACATCATCAGGATCAGGCATGTCTTTAAGCAAAGTCACCACTGCTTTAAACAGATAGTCTTTGGTCTTTTGTTCTGCAGGTAACTGGTCGTAAGGCAGGATGCAAGGATGGGTTTTCTTTTCCAGATCCTTTTCTTCACCATAGGTCCAGCCATCCTTCTCTTTCTGTGCCAGCCATGATTCATGTGACTGTTCTGGCGTAGTATCAGGGTTTTCCAAATGCAGTTTTACACCATACTCAATACTTTTTTTCAGCTCATCTGAGGTTTCTTCCCAGGGTAAATGAGACTGATCACCCAGTGATGCGGAATATGCCAGATTCATTCCATGTGCAATTGCTGCCAATAAAGCGATTTTCATAATGATTCCTCATGTGAAATATAAAAAAGGGATGGTGACTCGCTGAAAATCATCCATCCCATAAACTTCATGTTTTTATACTTTTACTTAACGCGGGCCAGTCAATTCACCAGACACCACAACCTTGATGTCCGATGCTTTGGCATTGGCCGCACCACCCGTGGTGAGTGTTAAAATCGCAGGCTTTGGCAAAGTCACTAACTTGGTACCTGTTGCACGTAAACGCGCTGCGGTCGACAAGGCACCACCACTAATAAAGTACGCTGCATCCTGCGGTACTTCGGTTGAGTCCTCACCATCGGCATATTTAAAGCCCAGTGAACCAGTCACAGCTTCGGTCATCGCTGTATTGATAAGCACCTGCGCATCATCCAGTCGGAAGCCTACTGGCAATAAACCCAACTCGATTACATCACCTGAAGCCACTGCCACATCGGAATTAGAATCCAGTACTGCGCCTGCTGCATTGGTAGCCAATGAGAAAACAAAGGCTGTCACGTTGCCGTATGGCACTGCACCACCGAAGCGATTCACAAATCCGCTATTACGTTTAATTGTCGCCATGAGTTAAATACTCCTAAATTTTGACGGAGGGCCGATCACTCAGCCCTGTTTCAGCCTTAGCCCTGGATTTTCACTACGGTATCGACTGCAATCACACCATGATCGGTGTACTGCATGTTGCTACCATCGCCATCCACATCGACATCAAAGCGGATTTTCTTCACGCCACGAATTGTTCCGATCAAAAGCTCGGCCTTATCGCCATGATCCAGATCACCCTTTTCAGACCAGAAGTACGGCACACCTGAGGTTTTATGCGCAGCAAATGCTTCTGCAAGCGCCTGTCCACCCAAGATGATGGAACGGTCCACCGCATGCGTTTTACCAAAGCTTGCAGGTACAAGCGCTGACGCTTCTGCTTCAGAGGTATAGCTCGTTGCATACTTGATTGCATTACCTGCAAAGAAGCGGATGGCATGTGACATTTTGCGGATCAGGAAACCATTCCAGATACCCACATCACCACGGAACAACGGATGCAACTTGGCATTCGATGCACGCGCTACCGCATCAGCTACGAACTGACGGAAGTTTGGCTGTTTTGCAAACCAGTTGTACTGTGCTGGAGATACCAGCCATACACGTAATGGCGAATCTTCCGACCCATCATCACCTTCAACCTTAATACACGGTGGCGGTAGGATCATGTCATCCAACACCTGCTTCATTGAATCCACTGTGTCCAGTGTGAACAGGTCTGTAGTTGCCAGAGATGCTTCACCAGCATTGGTGGTAAATGATTTAACACCTTGGCCATCGACCATAAAGTGACGGTTCTTGGTTGGTGCCAAAACCTTGTTCACCATAATTTTGGCAAACTTCGGATCTTCCTCAGTTGGGATTGGCCATTCCACGTTTTTAACGAAACCACGTGCACCACACAGATGAACTAAAAGAGACATATCGCTGTAGCGATCCATCAGATCCTGTGCAATTGGTCGACCCATACGGCGGAAATCTACTGGTGAACGGATCTGCGTCATGACGTTACCCAGATCTACAGGGAAACGTGCTTGGTCTACACGCAGACGATCTTCAACGATCGACATGCCGACACCGCGACCTTCAGCATATTCGCTACCCATGATTGGATAAGCGTTTACTGGCTGGATCAGGTTGTAGGTAACTTCATCACCCAGGCCTTTGCCTAAGTCCTGAACACGTACAATCGGCATGTGTTTGGAAGTTTGTTTTTTAATGGTCGCTTCTGCACTACCTTCACCTTTTGGCATTGGGCCAACCAGGTTGTTCAGCGTGCTTTTACGACGTAGGCTTTTTGCAAAGAGTCCAACGGACTGTTGCATCATATTGGTTTTATCGCCGTATGCGGCATGGGTTTTATCAGTCATGGTATTCTCCACTAACAAATTTATGCACGACGGCTCATGTACGCTTCGACTTGATCAGGGGACCAGTTCTCCATTTCTGCGAGAAGTTCAGGACCACTAAGAGCCGACAAACGTTCATCAGCGGATAATGCTGCAGGTGAACCTGCAGGCAGATCCGTCACGCTGTGCGGTACTTTGGATGGAGCGTTCTGTACAGCTTGCTTGGCTTTTTCCACCATGGCCTGTGTTGGCGTTGGTGTATCAACCTTTGGACTGACATTGTTTTGGGACTTATACAAACTTAATAGTTCAACCACCTGCTCTGCATTGCCATTGTTCAATACGTCGTCATAAGCACCACGGATAAAACTTGGCTGTGCATCTTTCCATGACTGAAATTCTTGCGATTCTGCAATCGAGTCATAGTCAGGATGTTGTGCTTCGATATAAGCAAAGTGTTGCTGCTCCGCACTCAGCTGTTGCTGCTGCTTGAGCGGTGCAAGGGCTGTATCCAGCATGCTCTGCACTTGTGCAGATACACGCTGGCTCACCAATGCTTCACGCTGGCTCACCAGTGCTTCAACTCCTTTGGCAATCGCTTCTTCTGAGAAATCACCAAACAAGGCCATCACATCGGCATTGTTTCCACTTGCCTCAATGACTGCCTCTGCTACAGCTGCATTCTGCTGTGCGACCTGAGTATTACCAGGTGTTTGCTGTGCTGCTAACTGTGCAGTGAGTTGTTCCACTTGCTGCTTATACTGCTGTACTTGTTCACGGGTTTCTTGCAGTCGCTCAAAAGGAATGGTGTGTTTACGATCCTTTGCCAAGACCACAGAATTTTCCGCATTTTCTTCAACTGGTGGTGTTGGTTCAGCGGCCGGTGGTGTTACCACTGGTTCTGAAGGCGTTGCCTCAGGTGAAGCTGTCCCTGCATCTGCTTTTACGTCTTCTGGTGTAGTGGCTGGCACACTACCTGTTTCTGCAGCTGGTTCTGCAGTCTCGCCAAATAGCGCAGCTTCTAATAAGCTTGCGCCCAGATTCTGTTGATCAGCATCCGCGTTAATGTCTGTCGTTAAATGCTCTGTATTACTCATGCCTTTCCTGCCACTTATCGCTGTAGCCGCATATAGGTGAAGTGCTGACTTTTAAGAGTCGCTTGCTGTCGATTGCTCAACGTAGGCTTGAGTATTTGGGATATGGCAAGTGGTGGTCGAACCCTACACGGGGGCTATAGGTAGTCAATAAAAAAGCCACTAATTAAGTGGCTTAAATAGATTGAATGTAGTCATGGATCTAGTCGTCTGTTTGCATCAATCTCTGCGTCATACGCATGACGGATAATCCTTTCATTCCACCACGGCTCGTCCATTTCACCATCTTCAACAGTCATTAGGTCATCATGCCAAAGTTTAAGCATCACGTATTTATCACCCACCTCATACATCTTGTGTTCACGGCGGTATTCCAAAAGTGTTGCATCTTTTACATTGCGCCAGTTCTCCCCATGGTTAAGTAGCCAGGGTATACTTTTCTCTTTTGCTGTCTCGTATCCTCCAAGACTGGCTATATATTCACTCACTACACTCACTTATTTTTCTCCAAAAAAAAGCCCACCCTTGGGGAAAGGTGGGCAAAAAAGGGTTAAGAACCCACAGCATTATCTGGCCCTGAGCGTAGGATTCGAACCTACTGTGCATTGCAACTTGAGGGAAGAAGCGAAAGCACACACACCGCCTGTGGCCAAGGGTAAATGCCGTCTTTCCGAGCTGTCATCAGTTTTTATTGTGCCCATAGCGGCATTTTTGACTCATTCAAACTAAAAAACTTATCGGTCAATATCGTGCTATGCCGTCCAACCTTCGAGCGCTTTCGGCTGGCAGTCCTCATAACAAGGCGCTCTGTCCCATGACCTTTCGGTTTCGCTTGAGTCTCACAAGCTCATCAGATGGGTTTGCTAGTCTATTCCTAGCAGTCAATGGAGATTAAACAAACCTTGGCTTGTTCACCGAACGATGCTCACCATCACCCGATATATTTATAGTAAGTCGCCGGTTTACGACGACGTGTATAAAAAAAATACAAACAGATCAAAGTGGTAAATATTTTAATTGCTCAACAAAAAAATCGAAGGTTTCCTGCTGGATCGTCTCTGATTCATTGTCGAATAGCAGACTATAACGGTCATCGATACGACGGAATGAGAACGGAATACCATTGGCTGTCATGCAGTACAGATCCAATGCATCAGATGACTCATGCTCAATAGTGAACTCAGTATCATCACTCCAGCTATTCAGGAAGTTATCGAAGCGCCGCACCAGTGGCCCTTCCTCTGCATCCAACCAGTGCTGCTCATCTTCCTGCTTTGGCTGAGTTGCAATGGCCACAGCTATCGCTAGGGTCAATGGAAAGTTTGAATGGTGGTGCACCAATAGTGCCGATATTGCTATGACTCATCTGTGCTTGGTGCCTCCGCTTTATCTAATAGCTCTTGATACTTTTGGCGCATTTCAGGGTTAGCATTACGCCATTCTTCCCATGACTCATCAGTAAGTACATGATTCAGCCATTGAGGATGTTCCTTATCCTTTTCTATTGGCTCATGCTGACAGTGATAGAAATAACCATCTTCATCAAAGACAGGCATTTCAGTTAAGCCGTAAGACTCAAGCTGCTCTTGCGCCTCCTCATCGTCCAAAGCTTCCTCAAACTCATCTTCAGAGATCAAAGTACATAGATCGGCATGCTCTGCACAGTAGAATCCACCGCATGAATTGGGATGATCCTGATTACCACAGCATACATAACCCATACCACGATCTATCTCATTCTTGCAGCCGGGATGATCACAATAAGCATGCATGGCATAACCTTGGAACCTAGTATTCTTATCACTGTAATAAACTGAGTATCCCATCTATTACTCCTTAATCCATTTGAGAGTGGATATAGCAGTCCACACCCTTAGACTTTAGATAGTTTTTAGCTGCTTCAATACCGAGTGTATTTTTATCGCCTTGGCCATATGAGCGGCTTATTACAAAAGCACCAGCATACGACCAGTGCTTATAACAATTGATTCCAGCATTTTTCAAAGTTGATTCTCTTACGCCTTTCAGCCCACAGATAACCACTTTGTCTAAGTTCGCAGTTCCACCATCATTAGTCTTATCTGCGGCCTGCTGACCGATGGACAATGCCTCATCGATCAGCTTTTTGAGTTCTGAGTACTTACTCAACCCAGCACCCATTCATTTTTATAAACTATTTCTTTAAGTGTGCGGATCGCTGCTGCAAATGCCACTTCCTCAGTAATGCCCTTCGCTGTGATTTCTGGCACAGGCTCTGGTGCAGCATGTAAAGAAATCGTGCACGTCCAATAATCCTGCTGATCACTGGTAACAGCCCAGACATATGCAAATGCCACAGGACCTACATACTTAAGAACCTGCTGTGTTGGGATGCTTTCCCATGGGTGTTCAGGTAGTAGATCGCCCAAACCACGATTCGACGCTTCTGCTAGAGCATCCGAACAAGACGTATCACAATTGTTTGCACATTTCTGAGCGCTTGAATTGACTTTGATATCATCAGTAGATCCACCAAGTTCTTTCGCTAATCGCGTTACAACCAATTCATGCAAGCCTGAATACTTTATACGAGGATCACGAATACATTCCCGCAGTTCTCGGATCAGATTTGGATCGGTGAAAGTTGAGCTATAACCAACCGCTGATCCTGAGCCTAGCTTTGACTCTACCTTTGCTTCTTCTGACGGCTCTTTAGGGTCTTCTGGCAGAACCTCTCCCAATTCAGCCTTAGGGCTTTCACATGTACCACATTCGATCATCGGATTGCGATACAGGTTATAACCTTCCAGTTCCCATAACTTATCTTGAGCCTTCTGAGCTGCTTCTTCTTGTGCATACTTGATACCAAGCGACACATCAAAGTTTTCTTTGGATACGCAAGCGGTATGGCCAGTTGCTAAATAGAAATCACCATTTAGAAATGCATGAGCGAATGTAGATGTCGTACCTTCTGGCTGCTCAAAGACGTATTGCACATGCTTCATCATCTCCTTGATCTGATCAAGTGTGACGCGTGGAGCTTCCAAACCTTTGTCTTGAATCTCTTGTTCCATCTGTTCATCTGTATGTGACATGAATGTCTCCTAGTGGATTATTTATGGTGATCTTTAGAATTGATGTCTTTGATATATGCATGCTCCATCAGGTACGAAGCAGCCATGATGATCAGTGCGCAGATCGTCAATGAAATGACGACCGCAGCAAGACCGAGACGTTCTGTGTGATAGAGGATTAATGAAAAGGCCAGCGAACTGAGAAGGATCAGAAGAATTATTTTTTTCATGTGCATCATCATCTCAAAGACTATGCAGATGATGATGCTGTTATGGTTTACGTCATGCTGTATAAAAATCAGGCGAATAGTTGAATATTACTTTTCCCACATTACTGCCGACTTCAGATCACTCAGTTTGTAATGCGTATGCTTGTTATGTACACCAACAACAAACTTGTCTGCATAGAATCCGTGTGTATTCGTATGTTCTGAGTGCTCATCTACATAATAGACCGCATCTTTCGGCGCTTCGTTGAGTAGCTGGATCACAAATACATTACCTTTGTGAGTGTGGAAACGTTTTGCTTGTTCAATATCCATAAAAATAGCCTCATCTGGTAATGAGGCTATTGTTTGGTACTGGGTTACGTCTTGTTGATTATTTAATCATCAATCCAAAACAACCCAATCGTTTGCGAATAAATCACCTTGACTTGGTACCCATCCCATTTGAATTTGATCTTGCACATTCTTAATCGTGATACACGGCATAACAGTTGCAGTTCCTCCATTTTCACGTGCAAATGCCGCATTATGTGGTGACCAGAAGTTGTCAGCTTTTACCTCTGCTGTACCTATATTGGAAACAGTTAGCCATTGCAGACCATTCCATGCAGTTCGAGCAATACGCTCACCCTCTTTTAATTCTTTGAGTGCATCACCAAAAGATAAAGAACCATTTTGACGATAAGCATCTTTGAATACACAAGCTGGAGACCAAGAAATATAACCAGCATGACGGCTATCACAAGGTTTTCCACCGTCTTGGTATTCAACTAGATAACCTTGTTCGCTTGGATCTTCATTTGTAGGAATTTCCCAGCCACGATAATGGTTATAGTCTCCGCGCGTCATGGGAGTTGCATAAACTTTTTTTGTTCCAATATAACTATGCATCGGTTCAAATTGCACATCATTCATTATCAACACCTTAAATAATAAAAAAGAGAGAATTCTCATCTCTCTATTCTTCACAAGGCTTTACGTCTTACTGCTCAACACTTAACCAAGATTATCACTGGTCCGCGCCGTCTCGATTCCCTGCAATCCAGTGCTACTTTGCTGTGGTACCGGTGGATTCATCGGACTGGTATTCTGCTGCACCTGCATATCCGCAATACCTTCACTACCGATCTGAGCACCTTCCCCTTCTAGATATGGTGAACGAATATCACGTGCTGCTACTTCACCAGGGATAGGTAAGTTCGGATCATCACCCATTGGATTCGGACGCTGATATCCCGCACCCTGCATGATGATATCGGCAATCGGTGCTGCTTGTGGTACCTGAGCCACTTGTACCGCACCTTGAACTGCACTGTATTGTGACTGAACGCCTGTCTGTACAGCTTTAGCATCCACCAACTTGATATCACTTTCTGTCTTACGCTCTTTCAAGCGCAATTCTTGTAGCTTGATCTCATTGCCAGATTCTTTCAATGCCTGAGCCACAGCATCCTTAATACGCTGTTCCACTTCCTCTGGTGTCGGCGCATCCACCGCATCACGGATCGACTGAATGATGTCACGCTTAAACGGCGTATCTGTAAGCGCAATAAGGTACGGCAGAATCGTCTGCTGAATATTTGGTGGCAACGACTTGGTAACTTCGGACAAGGCTGCAAGCTGCTGTGCACGGAATCCACTGGTACTTGGCACATCCTCAAGAATGACTTTGATCCGGGTACGCTGTACATCATTAGACAGATAGGTATAACCCATTGGATCTGTCTCAGGCTTATTGATATGCACACGTCGCTCTGCAGTAATCGCATCACCTTCAATCACGACTACTTCTTCCTTGCTGCCCAAGTCTTCTACAATCATAGAAAGTAATAACTCACCGACCAGGGTTCGAGATTCTTTAAAGTGATCCATAATCTTACGTAATGCTTGATTCGACTGATCGATTTGCAGCTGCTCTTGTCGTCCACTGGTTGCGGTACCCTGCCGGCCCTGAAAGCCTGAGGTAATACTACTGGTACGCTCAATCGAGATCCGGCTATCCTCAAGCAACTTAAATTGATGCTGATTCAACTCAAAGTCACGCTCAACTTCAAACTTTGCCCCAGTCTTGGCCATGTGCTGCTGATTTAATTCAATGTATGCATCTGGACGTGCAATTTGCTGCATGATCTGGCCACGTGTCATTTGAGATGCACCACGTGTTGTGGTCACACGTACCGAACTTAAACCCCAACGCAATTTAGCCTGGGTTGAATTGATCAGGTCTTGGCTATACTTCATGTCACGTACAAAGCCATATGGAATGCCGGTATTGTCCTCACGGAACCCTATAAACGGGACATATGGGAAACTTTCATGTGGATATGGAGTCGGCCCATCATATAGACAATGTGGTCCCATCCAATAGCTACGACGCATTTTAGCCACTGGTGCACGCTCTGGAATGGCATAACCATTTGCTGCAGCATAAATATGTGCTGGATTGCTTTCGTCAAACTCAACGATCCGGCCATCATCAAAGCGCAACATGGTCAGTTCTACCCAACGGCGATACCATACTTCTGAGACATTAATCTCTTTAGAAGTCTGATCGAACCAGAAACGCTCAGTCTTAGACCAGGCTTGAGCATCACCCCAGGCATTACGCAGACCGGTAGAGTTACCACCATCAATCATACTGTCATGCTGCCACCACAAAGCACCATGTCGGCCAATCGTTTCAATCAGCTCTTTATGCTGAGGGAATGCAATCTTAAGACGCTGCGGATGTACCCAGCGATTACGACGCAACCAACGTGCATCACTTAGATCATCTTCCTGGGCTTTCATATCCCAATGAATTTCATTACGGTTCACTGCAACACAGCGATATGGATACTTGAGTGGATCTGCTTCACGCTTGACCTCAACCCAGCCGATACCACAGCCGATCATAGGCCGGAATGCATCACTACACGCTTTATCTGCCTTGGATAATCGCTCAGCCTGATTCAATTTATAGTTCAGTGCATCTGCAACATCTTGTCCACCAGGCTCACCATTGGGTGTCACACGCCAGTCTGTACGTGTTTCCAGCTCATGACCTTCAATGGCACGCAATGCAGGACCAATCATATTCTCAATGGCAGGAGGAATACCGATCAGCTTCATCCGGGTCAGTAATTCACTGTCCAGCTGGTTGCCGTCGGCATAGTCCATTTCTTTATCTGCAGTCGTACGCCAGTGTGGTTGCTGTTCTATCTCGTCATGGATCTCATTGAGCTCTTGAAGGTTCAATGCCATTTCATCTATAACTTCTGGCGTATCAGTCACTGAGTTTTCATCATTCTGCATGCTGCTACCTGTTCTACATTAGTCGCCAGTCGACTGGCTCATCGTTGTAGTTATCTTGGCGTTTTGGTTCATCTTCTGCGAACCCTACACGGCTCGTCATGTCTGCTATGTCTTCGATCATCCCTGCATCTTTGGCCTGTGCCCATTGACGCAAAGCATCGGCACCTTCAGAGCAGCCATTGGCCTTGTTAGGCTGATCAATAAAGCATTTATCTGCTTTGGAGAATTTCTTCTGATAGCCTTCGATACGCTCAATACCCAATTTGCAGCCATCTTTATCGAACCAAGCATTCTTTAGATGCTTACGTGTGGACTGAATACCGTGGATCAGTTGAGTAATACGCGGCACAATCACAAAGTTATGTCCTGGTAATAGTTCTTCCAGCTGCTCCATAACAGACTTGTTAAAGTCACCTAGGCGCTGGTGTGCGGCATCGTGTGGCAGGAAGTGGGTGTGGTAGATGTAATCGTGTGATTTGATCTCTGCTACATAGTGTCTTAGATCTTGGCCATGCTTCTCGTAGTAGCGAATAAAACGGTCTTGGCCGTTCATGATCTGTTGGTACCAGATTGCACAGCCGTCATGATTCCCGATATCCCAATAGGTATAAGTCGGTACATCCAATACTTCGATCTGACCAATACCACCACGCTTACGCAGTGCCAGCATATCCTTGGCATAGTAGTTACCATCTTTGGCCACCTGGAATGCTTCATCAGGGAATGATGGATATTCCTGCCACATCTTGGCACTATCACCACGAAGGTCGTTATCCCGTGTCAGCACATACCAGGCACGCTGATCAGGATCGAGACGCATCTTGATCCCCATTTTCTGGCGTACGATCAGCTCAACTTCATCCAGTTCTTCATGATCTCTGGCTGAGATAGTGACTTGAGTAGAATCAATCCGGTACTTGGGCTCTTGCCACCAGGCATAGAAATGGAATCGATAGTCTTTGGAAGTAAGGACTTTGCGCAGTAAGTAGTTGGTCTGTGCTGCCTGCACCATTGCATAGAATGAACCGTTACGCCCTTCCGCCGTGGATTCAATCACCAGCACACCATTGGTCGGTACCGTTGGGATCGAACCGGTAATAACCTCATCATCTTTGGCCGGATCACTCGCACAGATCTTACCGAACTCGGAAATCAGCATGCGATGGATGGTACCGGAACGGAATGATGTGGCTACACGGATGCTCGATCCATTGTGGCCAAACTCAATTTCTGACTTGTTATAGGCTTTTAAAGGAAAGCGTGCTCTGATTTCATCTGGGAGGTTGTCATAGGCAAACTTGATCTTGTCCTTGAAGATACTGAAAACCGTCGGCAAATCCTGAGCGATAATGGCGCAGTTCTGGTTGGCATTAAACAATGCATGGTCCAGCCACAAGATACAGATCAGCGTAGTAAAGCCCAGCTGACGTGCTTTTAAAATAATATTGCGGTGCCACAACCGGTTTAAAAATTTGATCTGTGCAGCGTTCGGTTTAAATGGCAGCTCAAAGGTATCGGCTTCAATGACATTTCCCAAGTCATCCTTGAAGTCATCACCCTTAATTTTGATCTTGTACAGACAGCCTGAAAAAATACGCCACTGTGGGTCAGCCAGGCATCTTTCCAGTTCTTCTTTATTTGTGGGTAGTTCGGCTAAGTGAGTGTTATACATCATATAATCACCACTTTTGCACAATCATGGTGCACTTTTATTGCACGTACGCGCATGAAATGATTTTGATGTGGGTCGTTAGTCGTTCTATTCACGTAGCGTCCCCATTTTCATTATCGAACTCAGGGTCATGTGCTACAGGCTGGAATGTAGAGGAGTTGCTTTGTGCAATTCGATTGATCAATGCAGTCAGGTCATCGGCTTTTTCTTCTTGTTTTTTATCCAGGCCATAGGCTTGTACTTCTAGACCAACCAAAGTCTTGAGCGTGTCACCCAGATCCTTCATCGACTTCACGCGGTTCGGCAGCTGGATGATCTTCATGTACAGATCGTTTAATTTGTCCTGGCCTTTGTCATCTTCCTTACGCATGACATCGCCAAAGTCATCGAGCAGTGCAATGTTGTCCAGTCCGATCATGTGTTCAAGTTCATCGAACAGACCCATACATAAATTTCGGGCACGTTGGATATCTTTACGCTGATTGATCTGGATGCTGGCGATCAGATTGGCATTGGCATCAATGGTCTCTTTTTCAGTGGCCTTATATTCAGGTGAGTTGCGTACCTCAGTGCGTACCACTTCAGTGCGCACTATTGCCTCTGCTTTTGCCTTGATTTTTCCGTTTAAATCGCGGGTCCATTCCTGTGTCTTTGCACGCTTGCGAATAGCACCATCAGATACGCCAAAGGCTTGTGCTATCTGTCTTATAGACTGCACGCCTGCACGATATTCGATTTCAATACGTTCCCAATCAGGAGCTGTTTTCTTCTCTGACATCACACCACCTTTGCTTACAAGGTGATGATGGGAGTGCGCAGTGCGTACTGTCGAACCCTACAGTTTTACGCAGTGCGTATATGTTCCACGACATACTTTTTTAGATAAAAATGACGGTATCTTTTAATAATAAGGCCTGAATTAATCAGGCCTTATTTTTTTCTTAAATTATTAACCCAAACCATAATACTTGGCGATCGACTCTGCTAATAATGTTCCCGCAGTAGCCACACTAATATCCCAACTACCATTCGCAGCCTTACCAACCATAGCGCCAATCCAACCGCTAACCCTTTCTCCGAGTTTGCTGGCTATATTTGGTGTTGGATCATGCTCGATAGCTTCTTTCAGGGTTTGAATATCAGAAAAAGCTACGTTATTTTCAGCAAGATGTTTAGCTAGGGAATCAAAGTCCATTTCTTTAATTTTCATCTGATTATTTTGATTAATTATCCCACCAGACACATTACCCACAACACCTTGCATATTCTGAATATTAAAATGACTAACTGACATAGCTGCTTTCTTTTCCTCTTTACTAAATTTAAGTCCTTCCCCAAGAATGCCATCTTCTTCTAATTGCATAGACCAATTTAGAATTATAGTCCTGATTTTAGTTAAAACGCCCATTAACTGAGTACGCGCAAACACAACACGTGGCTCTAGTTGAGAAAATTGGTCTTTTTGCATCTCTAATAAAATTTGCCTCATTTCAGGAGTAATTATATTTATAAATGAATCACCTTCTTGTTTTAATAAATTATTCAGTTCACCGATTCCTTGATTTATTTCAATCAAAGTGACAATTTCATCAAGCTCAGGTGGAATAATAAAAGGAATATACCCATAAACTCGATTGACAGCTTTAAGTTGTCCTCTCAATTGTCTATAGGTTGGCAATTCTTCTTTACCGTAACCTTCTAATTCAAGTTCACACCACTTTCGGAAATCTTTTATTTTTAATTTTCTTGAAACAAATAAGGCTTTATTTAGTAAGCCCTCGATATCGCTATTTGGATCTAAAGCTAACTCTTGAAGTTGCTCTACAAGTGAAGTAGACAATACACACCTATAAGATAGAATAAATAATTAAAGGACATAATAATTTATCTACCCTAAACATCAACATCTCAGATCATCTCATTTAAATAAATCTGGATGATCTTTTGACGATAACTTTTCAATCATTGAAAGACCATCACCGAGTACAGGATGCTCCATTCCGTTATGGACCACTTTCATCAAACAGGCCTCCTTGGATTTTCTCCTCATGGATCCGTTCAATACTGCGTGTAAGCTTACTGACTTGGGTAGCAATATTATTTGTGAGGTAATTCATGCTCCGACCCATCTCAATATTGCTGTGTTGCATGGCATCGCTCATCATTAAACACCCAAAATCCCGGGCTTCCTTAGGTGTTAATGTCAGTACAATATCATCACCGATTTCAATCTTTACCGTACCGTCATTCAGCACTGTTTTACTAATCATGCGTGCAGGACGATGTTGTTGCACCGGCATATAAACGCCGCGTTCTACACGGTTCACCTGATTGGTATCGACCAGATAACTTAAGCGATCGTCGATCTGTCCCCGGGTAAGATGTGGAAGTGCGATTTGCAGAGTTTCACGTGTGATAATCTGCCCCTGGTTATGCAGATCCACACATGCTTCATAGATCATGATGGTTGATGACTTCTTTTCATCATTCTGCTCTGCGTCTGTATGTCTCTTACGCTCACCCATGGTATTCCCCTTAAATCAGATCAAGATCAAGCACAGTGAGCGTGCCGTAGTGCACTGCGCCTGTATCAATGAAATAACAGTTATGGCGTTTAACCAGTTGCGGTGAAACGCTATGCCCCAGTATCACTGCATGTACATTTTCAACTGCTGAATACTGAGTTCCTTCCCAATCCCCGAAACGATCACGGCCCCACATTACGTGGTCTGCTACATGACGACCTTCGATTACTGAATTTAAGTCGTTTTTGAAAGTATCCCAGTTGTTGTGTTCAATATGGCCATGCACAAAACCAAAACGCTTGCCCTTATATTCCACCTCAATCGCTATAGGCAGCTGGGCAAAGGTGTGTGCAATGTTGTACATCACTTGACCATCGAGCATATAAAACCATTCACCACCATTGGCGATATGACAGCGTTTAGCAGATTCGTTATGTAGGCCTTGAATGCATAAATCTTCATGGTTGCCACGTACAGCACTAAACCATGGCTGAGACAGCAATTCGATACACTGCAGGTTTTGTGGTCCACGATCCACCAGATCACCCACAGAAACCAGATGGTCTTTTTCAAAATCAAAGCCGATCTGCTGCAATTTATTCATGAGCAGGTTATAGCAGCCGTGTAGGTCCCCAACGGCATAGAGCTTTCCTTCAATCTGCTTTTCCAATTTTTTGAATAGTGCCATTTAGACCTCTGTAATCTCTATGCCATGCACCGACATCATCAGGTGGCGCTTAATGCGATAAGTATCATTTTTACGTGTTGCTATGCTTTTAACGTCTTCCACAATCTGTTGGCCATTACGCATATAAACAAAGTCTGCAACGTAGCGTAGCTCTGGTTTAGCCCGTGATTCAGTGCTGAATCTCACCTTAGGTGCCAGTACGAATGGGACCTGCATCTTTAAGTCCTGAATGATTCCATTCCGTTCCATGGCTTTTAAAGTGGTGTACCGACGTTCCTCTTTTTTTGAATCAAACTTAAGCCCGTCTTTTTCGGTCTTAATGTTGTTGTATTTTGGGGTTTTCTTTTTCGGATCGGGTACAGACTGTGAGCACAAGTGCCCCAAGCCTGCTTTTCGAAGTTCCCGATCAGTCAATACCGCTGGCATAGGCTATTTATTCAGCAGCCAGATCCCAGGCACAAACCAGCCCGGTATTTTCAGCCATAAGCTCATCCAAAGTTTTAACCTCTGGTAAGCCAGCAACTGCTTTTTTCGTATTTGGTTTGAAGGTCGCCATAACACGACGTTCAAAGTTGAAATACATCCCCGCACTGGCCAATGCCAGGTGTAAAGTATTTGGTTTTAACATCATATTGTTTCCCGATTATCCTGAATCATTTGATAAGCCTTAAAGCCAACTCGAATCGGCATATAGCGGTATTCATCATCATCACGTAAAAATAATGCAGTACCACGATTAGCCAGCAAGGTTGGATAAAAGTCCTGTACTTTGATCCATTCCTGAAAGGCAGTATGCAATTCATCATTACTTTTAAACTGCATGCTCTTCTCCGTAACTTTTTCCTTGTAACCTCTGTGAGTACTGCTCTTGTACCCATAAAGATCGCAGATTTCTTTCTGCTACTGCTGTACCCTGTTTTAGCCATGAAGTTACGGCCAGATATTCCTTGTAAGCCGCAAGGCTCTTAAACTCGACATCAGCACTGATATATATCTGCATATACTCAATAGCATGACCTTCTGGTATGTCCTTCCGGGCATCAATGGCATCAGACAGTTCTTGCTTTAAGCCCTTCCAACCCACTTTCTTTAAACCCATGCCCAGATCTACCCGGGCATCCGCTTTACCTTGCCAAAGTTCACAGTGGTGCATCTCTGGAACTCTCTGCTCATACGGCACAGTAATCATGTTGGTTTCTTCATCCTCTACATTCATCAAATGAATATTTGTATGAATAAACCACTCACACGGCTTGATATGATCCAGCGCCAGAACGATACCCATGTTCTGCCAATCGTATGCCCCTAACGCTATATGGAACGGTAACGTCTTGCTGTCTGAAAAAAGATCAAATAATTCTTTTTCATCTAATTTCTTGCGTTCAATGTACTCATGCACATGATGGCCAACATATTCCATTTCCATTGGGAACTTTTGGGCCATGTCACGACGCAATGATGCGTCGTGTTGGTACTGTCTGGTCGCTGCCGGTGATATCCGGTTTGGATTGAATTTCTTCTTACGAACTTTTAGCTTGGACATTCTTCTTTCTCGATTTCGCACAATCCACACAAGCACTATTTGAAACGTAACGCAGTTTTAAGCCACATTTTTTACATGGCTTACCCTCGTAGGTATCTGCCTCATGTGTTCTGTAAACCGTAGTAGACTGCCGTGCTCCACCTTTGCTTTGTCTGCCCTTGCTGGCATATTCCATTTCCGTTTGTTTATAACCGCTTTGTCCTCTCGGGATCTGGGTAATCTGATTGCCCTGTTTCTTAAACTTAGCGACTTCTTTTTCCCAGTATTCACGCTGTGACTGTTTCAACTCAGGATTTGTAAATTTGTGAACAACCAGTTCAACACGTGGCATAAATGTGTCTTGGCCTAAACTCATGCGGTAATCACCCTGTAATACTTGATTGAAATTTTGATAAAACATTTGAAGCGTTTGAAAGGCTGATCTCTCTTTCCAGGCTTCGTACTTTTCGTTCTAAGGTTTGGTTATGCATCTCAAGTTTTGAATAATTTCTTTGCATATAAAGAACCTGCTCTGGATCCTTCAATCTGGCCAATGCCATAGTCAGAAGATTCATTTCGTTTTGGATATTTCTTTCTTCAAAGGCCAGTAATTCAAGATTCTCTTCAATTTTTCGATGGTCCGGCCAGCTCTCATTTTTTTTGCTATATGGGTTGAGTCTCTTAATTCTTGGCACAGCCAGGACACCAGCAACTACCTTACAAATCCCCTTAGGACTGACATAGATCAGGCCCCATTTTTCCGGGAGTTCTTCAGGTTTAATTAATCCGGTTGGGCAGATGTAATAGCGATATTTACCCATGCCTTGTGCTGGATTAAGGCGATGAGGTTTATTTTTATCTACCAGAAAGTCAGAGCGACTTGTCTTCGCTTCAAGTAAAAATGTCCCCATACCATTTCGATTTAAACCATGACGCACACCAAACACATCCGGGTTTTCCCCATAACATGCTGCCTCAACGATAGTGAAGTGACAGCCATGACCATTTGCAGATTCAGGACGCTTTAAAAATCGAGCTCCCACTTCGCACAATTCACGATGATTCAAGGTTCATTCCTCCACACCAGAATTTCAGACTCCTGACGACGGTTAAAATAAGCAAATACGTCATCACGGTTAAACGTGCATTCTGCAATCTGCAGGTCTTTCGCCTTGGCATATCGCTCAACAAACTTTTTATCCAAGCTCCAGCAAATTGACTGCTCAATTTCAATTGGATCCGCATAGGCCCGATACGCCTTCAACTTTTTAGGCAACCGTGCAAACTCACGACGTTCGCTGGTTTTCATGATTTTCTGACGGTTTCTGCGTTTACTGCGAAACATCACTATCCAATGATTTTGATCCTTGAAACAGCCACCAGCTTTCCAGGCAGTACCCAGCATGTTCCAGTAGGCACTATCATCAATAATTTTATTGTGATTGCCCTGCATGAAAGCCAGCATCATGTGATGTGGTACCAGGCACATAGCTCGGGCAATATTAGAATCGTTATTCATGCTTATTCCACTCCCCCTAATCTCACCAAAGCAGCCCCAATCGCCATAAAAATAAACAGCAGTGTTTTGTTTAGGTCTTTCACGACACATCCCCAAAATCAAAAGCTGACTGGTGAACAGCAGGCTGACGATCCAGCAAAGGTCTGGTCATATCAGCTAGCAAACGCTGTTCTTCTGCTTCAACCAGTGGCATAGCATTCATAATATTGCGGTACTCACGGTTACTTAGGCTCTGCTCATTGGATGGCAGGGTGATATACAGCACCTGGTCTTCAGTCATATCGACAAACTTTAAAATCATCTTGCGACGTGACAGGTTTTTAGTGCCGGCATTGAACCAGTTCTTGATTCGGCTTAGTTTGATCAGACCGCAAAACTCATTTGGATCTTCACAATGGTGGTGAACAGGACGTGGTTTAAAGTTTGGTCCTGGTAACTCAGTGATCTTCCCCTTGTACCCCTTTAGCATTTCATCCAGTGCACGACGTTGAGCCTGCTTCTCTGAATAATTCCCCACGTAACGTGCCGCTTTTTGTGCTTCTATGTGCTGTAAAGTCATCTCAATTCCCCTCGAAGATGCTTAATTAATTTTTGATAGAGATCCTGAATCTGCCTGTGTTATGCAGCGATATCAGGTAAATCCCCATTAAATCCAACCTGTTTTAAATACCTTTCCCACTTCTTGGCCTGGGCCGGATCTTTGAGTTTCACGGCGATACGGGCAGCAAGTTTTTCGTAAGTCTCACCTGGTTCACTGAACTTGCTTGTGAACTCTGGGTGGTGTGAAAGTTTTTCAGCGAATGTAAAAATCTGTTTTTCAGAAAGGCGTTCGGTCTTATGAGATGCACCTGCAGGTTTTGCAGAAGTTTCTTTTGAATATTTATTTCGGTATGCATTGATCACCCAGTCAGCGAAGTGATAAATCATCAGCTCATCGCTCATTGGTTTTTCAGCGTTGTAAATTTCAAAGGCACGTTTTTCACGTTCAATCCATTTCGAATCCACGATGATTTCAAAATCGATACTGTCATCGGTCAAAAATATTTCTTCACGAAGTTTGTTAAAACAAAACCATGATTTTTTATTTTTAGATTCTATTGATAGATTCTTTGAAAGATTCCGTGTCCCAACGTTGGGACTCTTTCCACGGAACGTTGGGACTCTTTCCGCGGAACGTTGGAACTGTTCCGTTGTTGGGACTGTTCCAATATTGGGACCCTTTAAATCCTCGTTTTCAGCGTCAAAGGATTCCATTATTGGGACTGTTTCGCGACCATTTACACCGATCAAACGATAGACTTTGACCTGCTTTGTTCTGCCTTTTCTTTCACCCGTATCTTCGATCAATCCATCCTGAATAAGCTCATCAATAATCTTGAGTACAGTCTTACGATCCATCTCGGTGTCTTCCACCAGACGTGCAATACTCGGATAAGCACAGTGGTCCTCACCTGCTCGATCAGCCAGTGACAGAAGGACTAACCGCTTAAGAGGCTTAGTACTTCCGCCAGGCTTTTGTTTCTGGCGCACTTTCCATGCCCAGGTGGTTGCGTCTAGACTCATGCTTCACCATCCTCACCAAATAACTCATCCACTAAATCGTCAATAGCTTCAACGATTGTGGTCGCCGCTTTCGCGTAGGCATCATCTGGTGCCAGCCCTAATTCAAACTTGTGTTGTTCAATCCGAGTCTTGAGATTAGGAATGTCTAAATATTCCGAGGTCATGCAGCTACCTTCCGATTTTTATTAACTAGACCTGTAATACGTGTCAGGCCAAAGGCTGTGACGCGCATATGTAAGAAAACGCGTTCTTTCCCATCATTGCGATTCACGATCACTGGTGACGTACGGTTGGTGAATACCTTGTTTAAAACGTATTGAGCATGCGGCTGTAACTTGCGATCCGCGTCTCGATAGATCCATTTTTTGTCTATCAAAAGTTTGATTAGATCGGATTCACGAATGCCGATGGTTTTCGCACAGTCCCGTAAACAGTAGGTATTGGCAGTATCCGCAATGGTGTCGAGCGCTTCAGCCTTAGGTGCTAGTTCAGCAACTTGCTGTTGTGCCAATTGCTTGGCTTCAAATTGTTCGGCCCAGGCACGTGCTGCAGCAGCGGGATCAGTGAAGTCTGGAAGTAATGCGACAGGTTGCTTAAGTGCTTCTTCCATTGCAGTCATGCGGTCAAAAACTTGCGCCTGTAATTCATAGCTGTATGACATGGCCAAAAGGCAGGATTCGCGTTTTGGAAAGTGATAACAGGGATATGTGCGACCCCGCCCGTCCTGATAATCTCCCAAAAAATTGGGAGCTACTTTTTCACCTAAAACTTTAGGTACTTTTGCCATAAAGTGGTCATGACGAAGTTCAATATATGGCTTTTCTACAGTTGCAACTTCTTTACGGTGATTGTTAATAAATTCAACAAGTTCCGGTGATGACATGGTGACTTGCTGTGTGCTATTATTAGGCTGAATTTGTGTGATTGAATTCATCGTTTTAATCTCCAGAGATTGAAACACTTAAAAAGCCTGATCTCGTAAATCAGGCTTTTTAATATCCAAGTTTTTCTTTTTGTCCGCTGATTTCGTCATGAAATAAGTCATCTACTGATTCAATACGACTCATCCAACTTTTAGACATAACAAGAAGTGCTTCGACCCTAGACTTATCAATGCTTTGATATTCCTTTGGCACAATCTTTAAGCCAAGGCAGCTCAATAACTCGCAAAACATTTCAATTTCAGTCAAGCTATTGTTTTTCAATTCATTTTTCATACGCGATAATGTGCTAGGGTCTACTCCTAACTGATCGGCTAGATCTCCCTGTTTGCTTGTTGCAAGTGCTTGCAAAATGCGCGATACGCCATTTCTGGCACTTGCGCTTAGCTCAATAGATACTTTGCTCATGGGGTTTCCTTAAATTGGTTTTAAGCGGCGCTAGGTGTCTTTTTTAAGAAAAAGTCAAACAACTTCTTATGGGATAGCTTGTTATTGCTGGCATCAACGATTGCTTGAATTGTTTCCATACGGGGTTTTTTTCGACCATGAATCAAATGTGATTCCATGTAGCCGTAAGACACTCCTACACGGGAGCAAAAAATACGCTTTTCATCCTCGCTTAAGGACTTCCAGTATTCGTATAGGTTTCGCATGAAAATACACCTTATAGGTAAATTATTATCAAATATACCTCTTAGGTAAAATTTATTCAACCTATCAGGGTATTTATTTTTTCTACCTAACAGGTAAATTTAGCAATGGAATTAACAATGGGGTTTATCATGACCGGTTTGATGCAAATTCATGAAATACGGCTTAAGAATGCTCGAGATTTAATGAAAGAGTCTGGATTGAGTCGCACTGATTTTGCTGAAAAGGTGGGGCTTTCTTACAATCTAGTTAGTCAATACATAGGTAAAAATCCAACCAAGAATATTGGCGATGAAACGGCTGCCAAAATAGAAGAGGCATTTAGCAAGCCAAAAGGGTTTTTGGACCAAGCAAATGCTGTCGCCATCCCTTTGGGTGACATCTCAAGTAAAAGTGGAATCCAGATTTCACCCATTGAATTTCGTGGTGCTGAAGGAAGTAAAAAGAATAGTGTGAGAATACCTGTGTACAGGGATGTAAAAGCTTCTTGTGGAAGCGGCATAGAGAATTTTTTAGAAGACCCAAGTGAATATTTAGATATAGACCCATCACTGTTAAGGATTTTAGGCATACAGGCTAAGCCAGAAAATCTACGTGTAATTTATTCTGATGAATATAGTATGTGGCCAACCGTAGCACCTGACAGCCCTCTTTTTATTGATGTGGCTGACAAGGATCCAGGCATGCTTAAAAGTGGGTCAGTTTATGTCTTTAAGCATAACTATGAGCTAAGAATGAAAAGGATATTCATAAGCTACGCAGGTGGAACAACAGTAAGACTTGCAAGTGATAATCCTGACAAGATCCGCTATCCAGATGAATTTATTACCAATGAGCAGCTTAATGAAATTGATTTCATTGGACGCTTAGAGTCAGCCTTAGTTAAGCCGTGAGAGATAAAAATGAATAACTCGAAATTACCTATCAACCAGATTATCAGCCGAATCAATGACGCTGCTGCTAACGATGAGACAATAGTTCTTAGCGCTCAAGAGGTGAAAATTTTAGCTGAAGAAATTGGTGATCTTTATTATGTACCAGTGTTGACTAATGAGCAGATCGTTCAGCTTTGCAAAGAAGGAAAGCTGGGCCAGAAGATGGTTGATAAGAAAGATTAATAAAAGCCGCTATATGCGGCTTTTTAATAGAGTTTAGATGAACAAGGGGAAATTAATGGATATTTGTGCGGGTGTTGGAATCAAGTTATCTAGAATACCCATTGAGGAGATTATTGCATTTAGAACCAACCCTGAGTTTAGGGATAAGTTTGTTATAAAAATAGCACCATTTAGCAGGCATCAAGGGGTACAAACAAGAACTCTTGATAGTGGCAGCCATGAAATCATTATTGAAATCGCTAAAGGGTTATCGCTTGGTATTGCTGGTAACTATTTGACTGAGTGGATAAAGCACCTCTCTAAAAAACACGATATAAAGAAGTTGCTGATAGAAAAAGATGAGGTAGACATTCAGTCCTCCCCCTCTCAGGTTATCAATCAGATCATTATTAAAAATATAAATATTAATAATGAAAAAGATAATAGCGAAGAATGATTTTATATTTGATTCGTTGAAGAATTTATTCATATCTATCAACCATTTTAATTGTTGATTAGTTTGCCGCATACCCGAGCGGCTCTTGGATCGGGTGGAGAATAGCTTTGAGAAACACCAGGACTAATGCTCTTTTAGCTCAAGTGATGATATTGGAAGAGTCAACACCTAGAGAAGAGAGGAACGATATAACATTATATTTCAATGGAACATCGTTGAAAGGCACAATACTCTCAGCAGAAGAGTATTATGCATATCCCGCAAATAGTATATATTCTGAGCTCTATGTAGAGTCTATAAAGAAGCCAAGAGAGCCTCATATTGAGCAATTTGAGAAGGATGGTAACATTAATGCATTTCCAGACCAATTAAGTCAGGTTTTCCTTCATCTATTACATAGTGAAGGAACTATTCAGATACGTTTATCTGATGTTGTCGCATTCTCATTTGATTAATACATCCAGTTATTATTTTTTACGCCTAACTTGCCACATGTTTTCTCGGAAATAGTGGCTTTGGGTTTTGTATTACCGACCACTCCAATTCCTTTATCGAAATTTTCTTGTTCTTTAAGGATGTAATTAAGATTATCTTGATTCCCTTCTACACCAGCATCTTCTAGTAAAGTGTAGGAACAGCCCATAATTTGAATTTTTGTACCCTTTGGAATTATCGCAATTTCTTTCTGATCAACCATAACAAACTCCAAACAACCCACCTTGTGTGGGTTTTCTTTTGCCTATTAAAACTTATTTCACCTGAAGAGTAAAAATAATTTTACCAATTTTACCTATCAGGTATTTACTTTATTTTACCTCGTAGGTATATTTATCTCACAGACAAAGAAAAGCCCCAGCGTAGCGGGAACTACCTGGAGCGTGACCCACAACCAATCTGTGAGTGAAATTATTATGAATGACAACCCAATCCAAAGCAATCTGCCAGAGTTCGGCCAAAGCAGCATGACTTCTGAGCGTTTGTACCAACACCCTGTACCAACCGTTAAACCACATTGGTTTAGCAACTTCTCTGCTCTTTTGCTTCTTGTTGTTTTATTTGGTGGCCTTGCATTGATGTTTGTGCATCAAGCAGACAAAGAAGCCGCGTATCAAGCCGAGGCAATCGCCAAAGCTGTAGGAGAAGCGAAATGAAATTTGCAGAACACATCGACAGCTTCCAACAGGAAGATCCGAATTTTCTAACCTACCACTGTGAACGCTACCGTGTAGGTACAGATCGCCCAGTGACTTATGTCCTTAAGCGTAAAAGCAGTGTTCAGGCACACAAGGAAGGCAATATCGCCGGTTTTGAAGTGCATAAACAAAAAGCTGACGGCAGCCTGGATCTAGTTGAACTGGCAAATCAAAAGGACTGGCTTGTAAAAGCTTTGAATCAAGCACGTCAGCCTATTGTGAACGCTCAACAACGCAATAAACGTGCAGCCCGAGTAAAAGCCAATCAGATTCTGATTGACTCCGGTTTTTATGGTTCTGATGCGCACCGTGCATGGTCACGTCGCAATCGTACCCACTAAGTATTTTGATTTTTTGAGGGAAAAATCATGACAAGCGTATTTTTTAAACCTGCCCAACGTAAAAATGCAAAGCTGCGTTTAGCTGTTTCTGGTCCTACTGGTGCAGGAAAAACTTATGGTGCCTTGATGTTGGCCAAAGGTATTGGTGGTCGTATTGCTGTTGCAGATACTGAAAATAGCAGTGCTGAGTTGTATGAAGACCTTGTTCCATTTGAGCATGCGAACCTACAGCCACCCTACACTCCTGAAAAGTTCATTGATGCAATTAAGGCAGCTGAAGCAGCAGGTTTTGATACTTTAATCTTGGACAGCATTACCCATGAATGGTCTGGTGTAGGTGGCTGTTTGGAAATTGTAGATAAGCTGGGTAGCACAACATTCCGCGGTAACAGCTGGGGTGCCTGGAGCGAAGTAACACCGCGTCACCGTAAATTTATCGATGCAATGTTGCAGTCAAGCATCAATATCATTGTGACCTTGCGCTCAAAAATGGAAACCGTTCAAACCAATAATGGCGGCAAAAAGAAAGTTGAAAAAGTAGGTATGAAGGCTGAACAGCGTGAAGGCATCGAATACGAGTTCACTACAGTTCTAGATCTCACTCATGAAAACTTAGCCATTGCCACTAAAGACCGTACACGCTTATTTATTGAACCAAGACCGTTGTCTGAAGCTGATGGTATAGCCCTAAAACAATGGCTGACTTCTGGTTCTGGTGATGCATGTATCGATGGTAATCAGTTTTTAGAACTTGAGTACTTAATGCAGCAAGCAGGAATCGATATTGAAAAGTACTGCGCCAAACGTGGTCTGAACAGTTTGCATGATGTCCAGCAGCAGAAATTTGATGAAACCTGTGAAGGGATTCGAAAAATTATCACTAAAAACTCTGAGCAGGCCCAGGCGGCCACTCAACAAAACCAGCAAGCACAAGCACCAGGTGATATGAAGGCTCTTTTCGATGATGCACTTAAGTCTCTGCCTCACACCAAGGATCTAAATATTCTTAGTGGCGCTTTAAAAACTTTCCAAAACACCGAATTTTATCCAGTGATTCTCAATACGTGTAAAGCGCGTGCGGATCAGCTTGGTTACACATTCACAGGTTAAGACCTACTCATGCAAGCAGCAAGCACTGAACACAAAGGTATGAATTACCTAAACCACTTACCAGATCCCATCAAACCAATGGGGTCTATTCACCCAAAACTGCGGAAAGCGTTTTTTGCATTCTTGCTCAATGATCACTACCGCATTTTGAGCGCCTGTAAAAAGAAAAAGATTGTGACCCTGGTACACCCTACCCGTGGCCAAGTCACGATCACATCTTCAGAACAACTAAATGCTGAAGGTAAAAAGCGTTACCAGGTGTTTTTTAAAGTTTATTTCAAAAAGGGTTCAGCTTTTATAGATCAGCTGAACAGTCAGATCCATATTCGCGTTGCAGCATAATTTTAGGGGAATCACACATGACACAGAAAAATTTATTGACGATCAACAAGGAAGAACTTGAGCACATCGTTGAAATCAGTAAAGGGGATGCATTTCGCGCTGTAGTTGAACAGGTAGAGGCCCACTTGTTGAAACTTACTTTGATTCAGGCACGTGGCAACCAGACGCTTACCGCTGAAATGCTTGGATTAAACCGGGGTACGCTGCGTAAAAAATTAAAAAATCACGGCATGTTGAACTAATTTGATTATTCGGAACTCTACTCATGACAAATATTAAAGACCTCAACAGCTTAAAGATGGATAAAAACCTCGGGAAAGTGCTTGATACGCTGAAGAATGATCCTTTTGGTTTATCTGCTGCGCAAATTGCTAACAATTCTAAGATGTCGTTAAAGACAGTTAAAAACTGCCTTGCTGTCTTATTGCAAGACAAAAAAATTCACCTGGATGATTTAGGTGTCTATCACACCACTCTGAAAGCCGATCAATCACCTGCTGAGCCAGTAGCTAAAAAAGAAACTCAGTTGGTGGTGAGTGCAAATACAGGTAAGGTCGTAGAAGTAGCTAAAAACCCGGTTAAAAATGATGCCCCTACTCCTCCGGCACCTCAGGTTGTTGGCGTAGAAGGTTTTGATGCCAAAATCACACCCACCAATCTACTCGACTTCATTCCAGGAACACCGTTCAAGATAGAACAACAGCCAGCTAAAGCTAAAGCTAAAGCTAAAGATGACACAAGTAAACCCATAAAGGTTCGAATTCTTGAGTTTATTAAAAACCAATGCTTTTTTTCATCCGATGGTGTGACTACTTTTAAGGTTGCTGACTCGCTTGCAATCACTAAACGCCAAGCTGATAACGCTTGTTATGCCCTTGAGAGTCAAGGCTGCTTAAAGTCAGAAGGCAAAGCAGATAATAAGCATTATTTTTACGTCCAGGATATTCAGCGTAATCGTGCAGAACCACGAATGGAAAAGACTTCTGATCCAGCAAAGACCGCTGTTTCCCCTTTCGATAACTGGATCGAGCATCGTGTGGTTGAAACTAAAACTGTAAAGCTTACCGAAAGCCAGCTGGAAGAAGTACTGAAGCATGTATTCAAAATGGACAATGTCACCTTCCTAACTCCACTGCCAGATCCATATGTGGTGGAACTCAAAATGGAGGTGGTTCGTTGAAGCACGGGACAATCTCTACATATACAAACCACGGGTGTCGCTGCGATGAATGTTGTGCAGCGAACACTAACTGGAAGAAGTTGTATGTATGTGGACTGGTAGAAAAAAGACAACGTAAACACGGCACGATGAGCATGTATAACACTGGCTGCCGTTGTCCTCAATGTGTATCAGCATGCCGAGCATATAGTCGAGCCCGGTATCAAAAATTAAAACAGGTGGCGTGATGGATATTTTAGAAGAAGATTACCAAAAAGCGGTTGCGGTGGTTAGAAAATGCTTAAGCGGTAGTGTTTCAAACCTTCAGCGAAAACTTTATTGGGGTTATGGACGTGCTGCATCAGCTATAGATCGTATGCAGGATGAGTTTATTGTGAGTCCAATGGCTGCGTCTGGCCGTCGTGATGTTTACCCTGAAGAAACACATGAGTTATGGAAAAAGTTGCAAGCAGCCAAAGCCCAAGCGGTGCCGGAAGGTTTTATTTTAATCAAAGATGATACTAAGACCGTTGTTGCAATTGAACGAATGGTTGAACAGCAGGTCGAAGCAAGTGGCATGGATTCTCGTCGATTAGAAAGACTTGATGGTTGGAAGATTATTGAAGCGGCAGTTAAGGCACAGGAGCCACAAATAACAGAATTGAAAGTTGAATGGGCTTCTGATTGCTTTAAGTGCGGACATCATGAAGCAATTATTTACTCCACAGCTGCCGAAGCTTCTACAAAGGGTTGGTTTCATGAGGGCGATGAAGTGAAGTGCACAGGATGCGGTAATACCGGTGAAATGGATGCACGTGGTGAAGATAGTGATATTTGCTGGAATGAGGATGAAGCCAATGACTAATAAACCTATGCTGGTGATCAACCACATCGAACCCGTTGGCTTGATTGCTGAAAGCGGATCAGAGTTAGCGAAAGCGTTTAGCAATACTTATTTCAACCAAGCAGCAAATGAAATTGCCGATCAAAGTGAAATTGAAGCATTGCACTTTATGGGAAGCGTGGCTGGTCATGCCTTATGTCAGATGTTTAGCCAGAATATAAATATCAAAGAGCTTGATTCTGTTTTGGCTCAGATTCGTAGTTATGTAATTCAAGGGCAAGGAAGCTGATATGACTGAAGTTCAAAAATCTATGCACTGGCTACTTAATGCGAATACAGGTATGTCAAGCAAGTGTCTGATGGCAACACTGCTGAATGATGGTCCAGTGGCGGGCAAAGCATGGGAAACCAACTTTCACCCACATGATCCGGCTGACTTTGAGCGCTGTGTAGGCTTGCTTAATGCAGTACCGGAATTTCGTGAACGTCTTGGCCAAATGAAAACAGTCTCTAAACATTGGGCTGTTCTGGTTGATCACTGGGATGAAATTGAGACTCTATTGAATGAAGAAGTTAAACAGCGTTTTGCCCCTAAAACTTACGATCTGATGAAGTCGTTATTTAAAAGTATTGAGGTGACTGAGTGAGCATTCAAATTGTTCAACCTACACCATACGATGATGCCCAATTTCTGTGGTGTACCACCTGGTGTGAGAAAAAAGGTTTAAATCCATATGATGCGGATCATTGGGCAGCTGCTAAAGCGGAATATTTAAAGACTCAAGGAGGACAACAGTGACTGAATACTGTTTCATCTGTAAAAAGTTCACGGTTCATTGTGACGTGTTTTGTTCAATTTGTGGATTCAAGTGAGGTGTTATGAAAACTAATACTGAATATGAGTTGCTCCAGGCAATACATAGCGAGATGCAGGAACTTAGAAAAGCACTCAAGGCGAGCAGTGAACGCCGAATTGGTCGAATTGAGTTTGCTAAATTGCTTAATATCGAACCTGAGACACTGGATTCCAGAATTCGAGACGGTCGCTACATGAAACCGCATAAGGATGGAAGAAAGAGTTTCTGGCTAAGTTCCTATGTTCAATCTGTCATTCTTGATATAGAGTTAAAAGATAAAGTCGCCTAG